TTCTGTATCTAGCGTAATCCAATGCAGGGTGTGGGTCAGTAACAGTTACTACCCCATCATTTGGTAACTCATTCGCTATTCGAGTGAAGGTACCATTAAACTCCCTTCTATAGATTGCTAATGAAATATCACGAACTAAATCATCATCTGAATCCTTACAGTAAGGAGAAATATAGCAACTGAGTGAGTCGTTATCAATTGCAATAGATGCGCCCGGCTCATAATCTCTGAGTGTCCAGTTTACTGTAAATATGACTGACTTCTCAGCAGTTAAGCCGGAGTCCATAGATACTACTGTAGTGAGTTTATACATCTGTTCATTCTTGAGCATCAGATCCCCAGCTGATAAATATAACTGTAAGTTTCTTTTATTAGCATTGAAGAGGTTAGAATATACTTCTGTGCCTTCAGTAACGACTGTCTCGACACCAATCTCGTTTTCAGTTGTATAAGTATCGTTAGCTGTGATTGAAACGGAATATGTCACAGGCTTTTGATTTAATGGTCCTGGTTCAGCATAGATGTCAAACGGTAGAATCTTAAGAATATCGTTCTCTTCAAGAGATAATGTCCAATCTAGAGTTGGTGGCGCATATAGATTAATTGTTCTTTGAACAGACCAATCGCTATACTCATCTACAACACCTTTGGTTCGAATACGATACTTTAGTTCAGCTCCATCTTTATACTCTTTTGTATTAAAAGTATAATAGTGAATCTTTTCTTTCTCGTCATCATTGTCGTCTACATTATTGCTAAGATCTATAGTTTCAGGAATACCATTAACAGACAATTCAATCTGAGCTGCTCTTTGCTTAGCCCCATCTTCTGAATTATGAGTCCAATATAGTGTGATATCTTCTCCAACAACAGCTGTAGAAGATATGGTCCACGTCGTAGGCGCTTCTGGTTTTGTACCAATAGCAACTGATACAATATCGCTCCAAGCTGATTCACCTTTGCTATTTACAGCACATACTCTAAAATACCATCGCTTGCCTTGTTCCAATCCGGTAACAAAGCCAGTTGTGTTTTCTACTGTTATAGAACTTACTTGAGATGAACTGTCAAAATATGCTTCTTTGAACGTATACTGAATAGTATAACTTGTAGCAGTATCTACTTTTGACCACATGAGTTTAGCTGAGTTTTTACTATCAGCAGCAACTGTTACATCTTTAACCACAGCAGGAACACTTATGGATTCACTACTATAGTTTGACCATTTGCTATAAATTCTAGAGGTACTATAAATGTTAGCTGCTCTCGCTCTAACTCTATACTTACCTCCAGCTTGTATATTGCATACGTATTTAGCCATCTGCATCAAGACGGTTACTCTTCCACTACTAGCTAAAGTTGTGTCGTTGTAAACCTGAAACTCAATCTCGTCTGTTCTAGCATCCGAAATGTTTTCAATAGACGCAGTAAGCTGAAACTTATCTATGGATACAGTTGGAACTGAAGGTACTGATGGCTCATCTTGTTCAAATGAATACTCAGCTGATACTGCTGTTCCAGTCCAATAATATGCTGTATTTCCATTAGATTGATAAGTCTTAGATACTGGTTTTACAGTTACCTTTATTTTGATTGCGTTGTTTGGTGAGCTATAAGTACCATTCTTATCAGTAGTATCAGATGAACCACCATTAAACCAAACACCATTTCCTGTATCATAGTACCATTTGACTTCGTATTTATCTAATGTTTTTAAATATTGAGTAGTGGTAGTAGAACTGCTCGTAGTACTACCACCATTCAAATTATTAACGTTAATAGGAGATTGAATATTGTGTGAGCCACTTTGGTTTCTACCTAATACAGCTCTGTCTCCTCTAACTTGTATTACATACCATTTATCACTCATTACCCATGAGGGTATTGCTACACCATTGTAGTATCTAGCACCAGACTTGATAGTAACCAAGCTTCCGACTCTAATACTACTTACAGTGGTATAAGATGATTTGGTTTCTTCTTTAAAGTCCCAAGTGGCGTAGTAAGTATTTTCAGTACCACTCTGAAGCTTAATTTGTAAATTTGATACACTAGGCATTACTACACTCTCCTTTCAACTTTAACAGCTCTTACAATAGACTTAATAGCATCGACAACATCTTCGTCGTTGGCGTATACACCATTAATACTATAAGTATCACCAGAGCCCACGTTATTTAATTCTTTACGTAACTTATCTATAGCATTCACTACGTCCTCATTTTGATTATTTCTATAAGTTCTCATAGCTGAGTTAATCGCATTAAGATTCGATCTAGTACCAATAGATTGGGTTCCACCAAGTAAACTATTAATAGCACTTGCGCCAGAAGAAATGTTAGACAAATCTAACACTGGTGTGACAACTGGTTGAACGTTAAGATCAGAATCTGAAAGTGCAGACATTCTGCTGAATGCATCGGCTAATGCACTCTTAGCATCATCTGCCATATAACTTGCAGCTTGAGTAGATTTAGGCGAAAAGTAACTGATAGCATTTCTAAAACCTTCAACAAAATAACGACCAATCTTAAATGTAACTTTAGAAGGTGAATGTTCGTTTAGTGCTCTTTTAGCAGCTCTTGCAGCTGCCTTAGCCATAGCCTCAGCTTCAATCTTAGATTTAAATGCACTCTTCTTAATCCCCTTAGCAAATCCTTGAGCTAAGTAATCACCTGCACTATAGAATGAGCCGTGATAGTCACGAGTTTTCTTTGCTGAATCAGAAGCCATACTTCCAGCAGCACTTTTAGCCTTGCTACCACCGCTCTTAATACCACTAGCAAACTGTCCAGATAAATCACTACCTATTTTCTTGAAGTCAGAAGTCTTGCTTGTGATTGCTTTCTCCAATCCTGAGACAACTCCACTCATAGCTGTTGTTATACTACCTTTATTCGAAGTAATACCCTTAGCTATTGAGTTAGTTATGGTTTTGCCTACACCGCTTAATGTTTTAGCCGCATTCTTAACTGGATTTACGAGATTGTTAACAATGCTAGCTCCAACGCCATTTAATGACCCTGCAGATGTCGCAAAGTCAGAGAATGATTTTGATACTGAAGAAAGACCTGCGGATATAGTTCCGTAATCTACTCCTGACATTTTACTGATAGCAGATGCGATAGATTTAGTACCTTCAGCACCAGCACTAACATCGCCAATATTTGTGAACTTCTTGACTGAATCCGCAACAGAACCTAATTGAGTTTCTATGTTAGCTGGAATATTTAACCCCTGTAGCTTATTAATACTTGTTACTAGGTTTCCTAATGGTCCAGTTAAAGTACTTAAACTCCAACCTGCTACAAATAAGAATGAGAATTTCTTAATACCGTTCGCAACTGAGCTTAACTGGTTCTCTATATCGTTTGGTATCGTAATGTTAGACCATTTTCTAAGTGAATCAACTAGATTACCTAATGGTCCGGTTAAAGTACTTAAACTCCAACCTGCCATAAATAAGAATGAGAACTTTGAAAGGCCGTTAGCTATACTTCCGAGTGTTTCCCCTATGTTGTTAGGTAATGTAAGACCTGACCATTTTGAAACAGAATTTGCTAAATCACCTAATGGCCCAGTTAGAGTACTTAAACTCCAACCCGCTGCAAATAAGAATGAGAATCTGCTAACTCCATTAGCTATATTACCTAAACTATCTCCAATATTAGCAGGCACTGTGACGCTAGACCATCTGCTCATCGCACCAGCTAAGTCACCCAATGGACCTGCAATGGCGCTTAAGTTCCATCCGGCTGTAAATAAGAATGAGAATTTGCTAACAGCATTTGCGATACTACCCAAACTGTCGCCTATGTTGGCGGGAACAGTAACACCGCTCCATCGAGCTATCGCACCAGCTAAATCACCTAATGGACCTACCACATTATCTATGTTCCATCCAGCAGTGAATAGGAACGAGAAGTTAGAAAGACCATCTGCTAATTTTCCTAGTTGGTCACCTAGATCTTTAGAAATTGCTACTCCAGACCATCTGCTAATAGAACCAGCTAAGTCACCTAATGGACCTGTGATAGTATCCAAACTCCAACCTGCCGCAAATAAGAATGAGAATCCTGATAGACCCTCTGCTAAATTAGTAAGTTGAGTTTTCATGTTCTCAGGGACTGATATAGTACTCCATTTTGAAACGGAATCTGCTAAGTCACCTAATGGACCTGTGATAGCATCCAAACTCCAACCTGCTGTAAATAAAGGTATAAAATATGCAAGTCCTGTTCCTAAATCAGAAAGCATTGCTCCCATTCCATCTGGAACTTTAACATTAGACCATTTAGCCATCGTATCAGCCAAATCGCCTAGTGGACCCGTTATCATACTTAAAGTCCATCCTGATGTGAATAAGAAGCTAAATTTGCTAAGACCGTCTGCAATAGAACCTAGACCTTTTGCGAAATTGTCTGGTATGGTGACCTTAGACCATTTAGCGACTGAATCTGCTAATGTTCCTAAAGGTCCAGCAAGGTTACTTAGGTTCCAACCTGATGTAAATATGAAGCTGAACTTTTCAACTCCTGAAGCAACTTTTCCAAGGTCATCACCTAAATTCTTAGAAACTTTTACATCTTTCCATTTGTTTAATGAACTTGCTAAGACACCTAGTGGTTCTGCTATCTTAGTTAACGCTCCAGCGCCTAAACCACCAAATGTAAAACGCATAACACCGTCAGCTAAACCACTTAATGCTTTATCTAAGCCTTTGGGTAATATGACACCTTTCCACTTAACCATGGAATCTGCTAAATCACCTAGTGGTTTGGCTATCTTAGCTAATGCTCCAGCGCCTAAACCTGATAATGAATTTAGGAAAGATCCTTTGGCTATTGTCTTGAATGCATCGTTCATGGCAGATATGCCTCTTCCGATAGTTTCCCAAGACATTGAACCAAACTTAATCAAACCGTTTGCTAAATCATCAAGACTTTTTACTGCTGTATTTAATGTTGCCGCACCAAGTAAACCGAATACATTTGTTAATGCTCCACTTAATCCAGATATAGCGGCTAACTCAGTTAAAGCTCCTCCCATACCCGCTAAGCCTCTTCCTATCTCGCTCCAAGACATGGAACCAATTTCCTGAAGAGGTTCAACTATGTCAGAAAGACTCTTAACTGCAAGAACTAACGTACCTGCTCCAACTAAACCACTTAGCCCTGTTAATTTACCGAGAGCACCTGATACAACGCCTAGTTCAGTTAAAACTCCGCCGATACCTACTAAACCTTTAGCAATTCCTCCCCAGGACATTGAACCAATTTCTTTAAGAGGTCCAACTATATCAGAAAGAGTTTGTACCATCGTGACTATAGTAGTAGCCCCGATTAAACCCTTTAATCCTGCTAGTTTGCCAAGAACACCTGATACAACAGCTAATTCAGTTAAAGCTCCACCTATACCAGTTAGACCTTTACCGATAGCCTCCCAAGACATGGAACCAATGTTTTTAAGAGCTTTTGCTATGTCACCAAGACCTTGCACTGCAATGGTTAATGACTTAGCTCCAATTAAACCTTTTAATCCTGTTAGCTTGCCAAGGATACCAGATACAGTAGCTAACTCAGTCAAAGCGCCTCCCATACCGACTAAGCCTCTAGCGATTTCTTCCCAAGATAATTCAGCAAATCCTTTAAGACCGTTACCTAAATCTTTTAAAGATTTAGCAGCTATCACCAATGAAGCACTACCCGTTAAGGACTTGAATCCTCCAACGCCCATTTTTTGTAGAGCCTTAAGGATTAATGATAACTCGGTTAAAGCGCCTCCCATACCGACTAAGCCTCTAGCGATTTCTTCCCAAGATAAGCCTGAGAATTTTGACAGAGCATCGGCAAGTATTTTGCATGTTTCGGCCATTGCTAATATAGCAACGCTAGTTCTTAAAGGAATAGTATCTAGCTTATTCATGGAATCCATGCCCTTGATGAGTATAGTCATTTCAAAGAATAAAGCAGCTAATGATTTTGCTAAACTAAGAAAATCGATTTCTGAAAGTGTCTTTGTGGCACCGGCTAAAATCTTGATAGCAGTAGCTAAGCCTATTAAAGCTACCCCCATTTTGACTAAACCCTTAGGCTTAAAGATGCTAAGTGATTGCGAGATAAAGTCAAAGGAACGATTCAGCATTAAGAACATCGCACCAATGGCTACAGTAGATTTAACTATGTCTTTAGCGTTTAGAGAAGCAATACTCTTTACTGAAGCTGCAACAATACCTAATGAAGCAGCGATAGCAACCATCGTTGTAGCATCAACACCAGTAGTGAATTTATCTAATGCCTCACTAACTTCATCTAAGAAAGCCCTAAATCTTTTAACCATCGTAGGAGTATGGTCTGCCATCTTACCAAATATTTTGTCTATTGTATTACTTATAGTTGTGAATACGTCTGTAACACTATTCAACGCACTTAAAGTACTTCCACCAATGAGTCCAGCTATAATATCACTAAATGAAATATGATCATTAATCCAACCAAATACTTTAGAGATACCATCCCAAATTCCGCCAAGAACATTACCTATTGTCTTACCAGCTTTAGATAGTAAATCAGTAAATGACCCAATGTTAGAAGATATGCTTTTAAACACATCAGCGACACCGGAAATCATCTTACCTATTGATTCAGTTATGCTAGTTGTTTTAACTCCTTTATCTAATGCTGTGAACATATCACCGATTGCAGCAGTAAAACTTAGAATAATATCTACAACACTCCCGAAAAGACCTGAATCAAAAACTTTAAATATAGCATTGCCAACCATCAAGAATGCTTTCTTAACTAAATCAGCGACAGCAAATAATCCACTGAAAGTTCTTTTAAGATTATCAGCTGTTTGTTTACTAATAACAAGCTTTTCAGTAAACTTTCTAAACCCCTCTGTTAAGTTCAAAAGCTGTTGAGATGTTGTACTTGGAAATATGTCGCGAAAAGCTTTTCCTATAGGTGTGATGACACTTACTAAACCCTTAAAAATATTAGAGAATGATTCAATCAACTTAGTTCGTCCGCCCAACTCGGCCCAACCTTTGAGCATGTTGTTTCTGGCTTCAGAACTCTTGTTTATCGCATCATTTAAAACATCACTAACACCAGTCCATAAAGTTCTAGCTTCTTCGAAATCACCAATTATTGTTCGCCATGTTTCAGTCCATCCCGAACCCAAAGCTTCTTTAAGAGTATCAATTAACTGGCTAAATGTTTTGACTTTAGTTGCAGCTTCACCTGCTGTTCTAGCCATGTCAGCCATGTCTTTAGCTTCTTCTTTAGTATAACCTTGCTTAACAAATTTCTCAACTGCTGCTTCATACTCTTCTTGAGTATCGGCTGCTGTTGCGAATTGATCTAAGGTTTGTGTTAATACTTCACTTGTAAGCCAACCTGTCTGTAAAGATTCACGGAAGGAACCTTTAGCTTTAATGGCTGTTTCAGCACCCGTTTTTAAATGCTGTGATGTTCTGATCAGTGCATCCTGAAATACCTGACCACCCATACCAGCGTTTACTACTGAGTTCCAGTCCATTAATTTTACAGTGCCAGTAGCTAATGCCTGTGACAACTGATACATTGCAACTGAAGCTTGTTGAGATGTCGAACCAGATACTGCAGCTAAATTCGCGATACCTTTAATAGCTGATACTGAGGTATTTAGTTTAACACCTGCAGCAGTAAATGTCCCGATATTACGGGTCATTTCAGTAAAGTTATAAATAGTTTTATCGGCATAATGGTTTAATTCGTCTAATGCAGCGTTTACCATTTTAACATTGGTTCCCTCTTTTCGAGTGTTAGCTAAAATAGTCTGAACTGCATTCATCTGAGTCTCATACTCTGCAAAACCACTCTTAATCGGGTCTATAGTCACCGCAGAAACCATTTTTTTGCCGAGAGTCATGACAGAATTTGTGATTCTTGAAATAGCGGTCATAGCAACGACTTGTAAAGCTGAGAATTTAGCTTGAACTGTTTCTACGCCAGCACTTAAACCGTTTAACCCATTAACTGTAACATTTTTAGTGGCTTTAGCTATTAACTCAAAGCCTTTGCTAGCTTCTGTCATGTTAAGTTTAGCTTTTAACTTATCTAATGTATTCATTGATGTTTCGACACCTGATTCGAATTGCTTATTGTCAAATTTCATCGACAGCACACGTTCATCAATAACTTTACTACTCATTTGCCATTACCTCCTTCCAAGCTTTTTTCGCTAATTCGTCGAATATAGGCTGAATGGCAGGATTAATATAGTCCCTGCCAACAACCCATCCTCCAGTGCCAGTTCCATGCCCTGTCTGCAATATAATTGCGATAGGAACACCTTTAACCACATTGGAGTTGTAATAATTAATTTTTGCACCTGTAGAAGTTCGTTCTATATTGTAATACCAAGAATTTGCAGTTTTCCCAGTATCAACTGGAGTCGCAGACATAAGAGCCGATAAGCCTTCTTGTGCATACTTATCTAGAATCGTTATTCTACTACCTTTTTTCACTCGTTCAAAGAACTTTGTAGCTTTTACGAAAGTCCCCCTATGTTGAAACGTAATCATATGCGTACTCTTTTTACTTGATTTTGATTTTCTGACCAGGGTAGATTAAATTAGGGTTTGCTAACCCATTAATCTTCGCTAACTGTTTATAATTAGTACCATACTTTGAAGCAATCGCAGAAAGTGTTTCACCATATTTAACTGTATGATAAACAGTCTTGGTAGTTTTCTTAACAGTTCCAAGTAAAGCATTAACTTTCTTCTGTACTTCTGAATAATTATAACCTGCAGACTCTAATCTCTTCTTACGGTCATCACCATTACCCCATTTACCAGCGACTACTTCTTTAGCGATTTCATCGTATGACTTTTTAGCAGGAGCTGGAGTAACTGGTTTTACTGGTTTAGTCTGTCCTTTAGAGCTAGCATACTTTGTCCAAGCTGTCGCGTCACCATAGAACTTATCAAGGTCTAGTCTGCCATTATAATCATTTAATCTACCATTTGAAGTATACTGTCTCATAGCACAAGTATAAGCACCTTCATTCCAAGGCTTATCCTGATAACCTGTTGGCTTATCATTAGCATACTGTGCAATCCATAAACCATAGTTACCAATTCCTTTGAATTTAGGCATGATTGATTTAGAGATATATAGCATAGGTTTAACACCAGTCTTTGAATATACATAGTCTAACCATGTCTTAACCCAGTTAAAATCGTTCTTACCGAAACTAGCATTGCCTTGACTCTCCCAGTCAAGCACAAGAATAGCTTCGCCAATATAGTTTTTACAATTGTTAATAAAGAAATCTGCTTCTTTATAAACATCTCCACCATCAGCGTAATGGTAAACCCCTAATAGCTTTCCATTCTTTTTAGCTTTCTGATAGAATTTATCGCAAGTTTTGTCGACAAATGTAGTCCCTTCTGTTGCTTTAAGAATAACAAAATCGCATGGAACTGCATCTAAATCGAGTCCCTGCTGCCAGTGAGAAATATCGATACCATTTAGCATGTGTATTACCTCCTTATACTCTATCCGTGAGTATTTAATTGTTTCTTACGTTGTTCGTTTAGTTCAGCGTTACGTCTTAAGATTTCGTCTTTACTCATCTTCTTAGGCGGCTGATTCTTTTCAGAACAAACTCTGATTAAAGTGATAAGCTTATTAATATGCCACTTCTCACACTCGAATGGAATATGAAAAGTTAGCATATAATAATAAATAAGCTCAGCTGTAATTTGCTCCCCTCTGATGCCATTGTTTTCAGTCTGTCTGAAAGTAACAGCTGTCATTGGAGAATTAATGTAGTTCACTATAACGTCTACATTGTCAGAAGTTAATCTGTTATAAACATCAGGATTAACATTTGGAGTAATTGTCATACACCTTATGTAATCTAAAATTTCTTCCGATGTTTTTGTATTGTCGGTTAAGTATGGCTTGCACCACTTACTCTCCCATTTTGAAATAGAAACTAGAGAATGCTCTAGAATCAAATCCTGACTCTTAGTGTATATGAATTCTTGATTAACTTCATCCCACATTTCACATCCAGGTATAGTTATCTTGAGCATTTTACTATCTCCTTATGTTCTAATTATTTACTTCTTCTACAGTTTTAGTATTTGGAATAATAGAGTTAATAAATTCTATAGCTTTGCCGACATTACCTGTTAACTCTACATATAGTTCGACAAAAGCTTCTGTTTCTTCAAACTTTTTGTATAAAGGCTTACCATTTTCATCAACTTTAACGAATCTCTTACCATCAATAGACTTTTCACCATAAGATTTAAGAATAAATGTCTTCAATACGTTAACAATTTCCTTAATGTCCTGGCTTTTAGCGATTCTGTTAAGTAGTTCTGAATAACCACCTTCTACACTTAATTCCATCTCGATAATTTCAGCTTTATTAAGATTGAAATAAAAGTCTTCAACTCTTTCAACTCCGTTATAATCTGTGTATTTAATTGCCTTCTTAATCATTTCTTACATCCTCCTTAGATTAAATAAAAAAGACCTCGTGAATCATACGAGGTCTAAAAAATATTACTATTCTGCTTTTAGAATTGTAACAATTTCATCAGGTAATAGTAATGTAGGTTGAACATCCCCATCACCACCGTATAACTTTTCTTCGATTTTAGCTAATTTAGCAGCATCAATCTTAGTAGAATCGATTTCGATATGAGCAGTTGGTTTAAATCCTGCTACAGCAACTGGTGTAGTAGTACATTCCCAGCTGAATTCAATAGCCTCAGGGCTGTCGTTAATTGTGCTGTAACTCTTTTCAGATGGAGATGCTTTCATACCATAGATTAAATGTAATTTATACCCATAGTCAGAGCCTTTAACATCATTACCTACAACAGTTCTATAAGATAGACCGAAAGTCTTTCTTGGCTGCTGTCCAAGATAAACACCTACACCTAAAGTAGCTGAGCCGTCACACTCTGCAAATTCTTCAGGGTAAGTATAAGCCCCGATAGTACATCCGAAATCTTCATTAGAATATAGTTCCAAATATTTAGAATCGTTTGCGTATAAAGGTGATGCTTCAGCACCTGAAGGACTTTCAGTAACAGAAATTAATCCGTTCCATGCTACACCTTTTGGATAAGCTCCGCTTTCATCCTGTGGGTATAAAACACCCATTCTAGTACCAGTTTCGTATAGACGTTTACCTGTTTCGTCCCATGTTAATTTAGCCATTTGTCATGCCTCCTTTAAAATGTTATTGTAAATACATCATGGTTCAAATCTTCTGAAGTGAAATGATTGCCGAATCGAATACCTGGAATCATTGAGATTTTTTTCACAATTTCACTATCAGGATTGTAATCCATGACTGTTATTTGATAAGAATAATGTTGAACGTATACCGAGTCATTTGCAGAAACATTTTCGATATTATTTCTTGAGTAAACAATGGCTGGGTATTTCATCCTTATAGAAGACGGTGGCTGAAAATATACCTGTTTGCTTCCTAAAGCTTCTTCTAACAAGCTCTGCAGTTTTAGTCTATTATCCATTATACACCTCTCCTAATGTTAAAATAAGTCTAGGGTACTGAACAGTAACGTTAGACACTTTCCATTTAGTACCCATAAACTTAACATATAATATTGAATGAAAATTCTCATTAGCATATGGATCAGCTATGATACTAATTTCATTCGAAATAACGATGTTGTCATTCAGTTGATTAGAATTTTGCAATCTTCTACTATTAGTAATAACATCACCATAATAATTGCTGGGGCGGATTACATTAACCCACACCCCCGGACTAGTTTCTTCCTGAATGGCAAATCCTATCTCACCGTAAAATTTAGCCATTTTGAATTTTCACCTCGACTATAGACAATTAGATATCTGTAGCAGTAGTCTTGTCTTCTTCGATAGCAATAGCAGAGTAAACTCTTGTTAATGCACCAGAGCATCTTGTTTCTAATAAAGATTTCATCTGGTTGAAATCAATATCGAAGTCAGTGAAATGAGTAACCTGTCCACCCTTAGTTGCACCTAAAGAGTAGTCAGCTAAGTTACATACAATACCAATTAAGCCTTTAGTTTTAGCATCTGATGTTTTTCTAGTTTTACCTTCGAACTGTTCGCAAGTGTAAATTTCACCAACGTTTAATGATGATGCTAATTCAGCCTTAGAAGTATAAATTCTACGACCATTAATATCACGAGCTAATAACATTACGTTTAACATATGTGGTGTGATGAATAAGTCTGGAGTTCCGCTACCTTTAAATCTTTCACGAGCATATAAGATAGTGTTAACCATAGTTTCTGCCATGATAAAGTTTTCGCCGAAGTTAGCATTTGAGTTAGAACCCTGAATTTCTGATTTAGTCTTGTCAGTGTTAATGTCAACATGTAAAGTATATAAGTCATCATCTAACCAAATAGGTCTAATATGTTCTTCAGAAATCTTATCTTCATCACCTTCGTCACGACCATCACCTAGCATGATAGCAGTAGCTAGTTCTTCATTTAATGCCATCTTATCAATGCCATATAAATATTCTACATAGTCGAAATCTGTAATGTCTACTACATCATCTCTATGTAATGCGTTCTTAACATATACTGTCTGTGGGTCAGTTGTACGTGTTACTAAAGTAAGATTACCAGTTACTTTCTTCTTATCACCTTTCTTATAACCACGACCACGTAATTCTTTAATATTTCTGATGTCTACCTGACGAGTTCTAATTCTTGAAATTGGTGATTTATGTGTTTTGTTTAATACAACATTGATCCAACCCTGATCATTAGTGATTAGTTCTGGAGCACCTGGTCTTACATCTTTGTATTCTGGGAATAGTGTAGTAACATTACCATTGCCAGTCTGAACAAATCCACCAACTGTATTATCAGCATGAGCGATTTCGATACCATTTTCTTCTGAATATACTTCAAGTGCTCTCTTGAAAGAACCAACGTTATTCTTCTTAGCCATGTCTAAGATATAACCCTGATCAGAATGTGTTAAATAATCTTCACCCATCATTTCATCGTTATCAAATACATTATGCTTCATTTCTTCATCATCTCCTTCATCATCTGCATCTACACCAGCATCTTCTAATGCCTGTCCAATCATAGCATATACAACTGTTTTCTGTTCTTCGTTAAGAGTGTCAAATACGTCCTTAACTGTCTTTTCACCATTTGGATTATTCATTTCTTCTTTCTCCTTTTTGTTAGTGTCGTTTTCTTCATCTTCATCAGCATGTGCTAAAGTTAATTCTTCATCTGTATAAATAACGGCTTCTTCGTCTGATTCTTCGCCATGCTGAATTACAGAATCAATAAATGCTCCGGGATTAGCTCCAGCTAGCACTAGGCTAACTTCACGAATTGCTCCATGCAATACATCTCCACCGTGCTGTTTTAGGTGATTTGCATAAATAGATAGATTTGTAACATCACCATGCTGAACTAATCTTTTAGCATTTCTTCCTTGCGTGTTATCGTTGAAGAAGCCATATACATAAACCCCTTCATCTCTATTCTCAAGTAAGGCGTGACCGAGAACATTCATTGGATCATCATGAGAATGATTCCATACTAATGGTACTGTTTCGCCATCGTTATCCACGAAAGCATTCTTTCGAATAGTTCTTCCATCAGTACATTGGATGTCGTTTCTCGTCGCCCAGCCTGTAAAATCATAATTCTTCATTTTGAATCATCCCTCCTTTACTAATAATCGTAGTTACCTTCTTCGTACTGCTCTTCCTCATACGGTTCTTCTTCGTACTGTTCTTCCTCATTCAGTCCTTCTTGTTGCTTTTCATCGTTAGGTTGACTAATATTAGAGTTAACTAATTGGTCAGCCTTAGGATCGTTAGATGGTTTCATACCAATAGCTTGTCTGATTTCATTTGAAGTCATGATTTCATTTCTAGTAAATTTATCTGCAATCTCTGCGATGTCGTTTACTGGTACAAGTCTAAATGGATCTCTAAACATCATAACAGATTGACCTTGTGATCTAGCAGTTTTGGTTAAGAATTTTCGCTTAAGTTCATCAACAATAGCTGATACAATAGGTTCAATAGTACGATTATTGTAGTTCAGCATAGTCTTCTCATCAGCAGTACCATCCATAACAGTTTGAGTTATTCCTAGCTGGCTATAAAGCATGTTAGTTAAATACTCAATCTGACTCATGAGATTGTTTTCCACTGAACGGTTTAACTGAGTAATATGCTCAGTACCATCAGCATAAGCAATCCCATACTTAGAGCCCGCTAACTGTCTTTCGATTTCTTTTCTTCTTCGCTCAGCTTCGTCACGTCTAGTCTGTGTTTTAATAATATAAGGCAATTGAATAATCAAATCTAATTTACCTGATGCCGTTTGTTCATCTGTCACATCTAGTAAATTAAGTTTTCTTATCAGACGTTGCATAGTTGAGTTCGGTTCGTTAATTACCGCATAAAGCGGATTCTCGATAATAGCAACGGTACTCTTCGGTAATACAATTTCTTTCTTTTGTCCAGTTCGGTCATCATATAATCGAACTTTGACATGCTGCGGATACCATTGTAGTATCTTCCCAGTTCTAAGAGAAAGTATGTCATAAGAACTAGATACTTTAGGATCGATTGATGTATCAACTGGCACAATGGCTACGCAACCTTCATCTAGCATGGACATAATTACATCTTGGATGAAAGCTCTACCAGTTTGGTCGATATTAGCTTCAAGGTTTAAGCAATTATTTAGTCCTGAATCGATGTCACATGAATATCGGTCGTTTTCGTCAAGCCTAACGTGCTTAATATTAACTGTTGCTGCATCCATTGCGATACGGTTATATACAGCAGTGGCTATGGACTTTTCATTGCCTCTACTAAAACGAACTCTATCTGGTCGATTGTAGTAGCTATCTCCTAAATCCCCATAGGAGGTAGGGTTTTTATTTGTAAAAGCGTTCCAAGCGTGCATAAGCCTAGAACCTAAATTTAACTCCATTTTGAATTTTCACCTCCCTTATTGTAAATAATTGTCCATCTTTTGTTTCACATAAGAATCACATTCAGAGATAGACTTTGAACCGAACTTGCTAATGTAGCCAAGTGTGTTAGCTGGTATCTCTTTTAAGATTCTCTCTCTGTTGTATTTTGTATACATTTTGTTAACTACTTTAGGATTGGTTTCCGCAATCGAATCCAATCTCACAGAATCAGTGTCAAAGACAATCATTGGACGTTTTGCATGATAGCTTGAAAATTCCTTATCATTGTAATCCAATAACGCATTATAACCCTTCTTCTTTAGTTCTGAATAGAAACGATCTTGAGCAGCTATTTCTTGAGCATTGTGATTTGTTAACGATAAATTCAATGCTTTGTAGATTGCTACTTTCTCAGATGAGCTAAGTTTAGACGGGTCTTTCTTTAATGCATTCTGTGCCTGTCTAAACAACAGTTGCTGAGTTGGTCGTTTCATCTTGTCTTTTGAATCCTGTATAGATGCTTCTACATTCTCTTTAAACTTCTTCTCTTTTAGAAGATTAGCTGTAATATGTCCAGCATTCTCATCAGATGGAATTTTTAATTTCTTAGTAGTTTTAATCTTAAGCTGATAAACCTTCATGTTATCTGCAGTTTCTCTGAGCTGTTTAGCATTAGCGATATCAGCTTCATCCCCACTCTTCTTAGCTTGCTTTTCAGCACCTCTTGCGGCACCTTTAGCTCTACTAGTAAGATTCTTTCCAAATAATCCCATATACTTATCGCTGTCAGCTTTCTTATAAGTAGCATAAAAAGCAAAGTTTTCGAACTCCTTAGATGTTTGAATACGTGAGAATGTAGTTCCTTTAGACAAATATGTATCTACGTATTGCTTACCAGTAATTTTTGTCTTGACTGTTTTAGTAGCTTCACTAACAGTCATTGACATTATTCTAGAAACTTTCCTTGCTTTATATGAAGCTTTCGACATTCTGGAATTGTTACTAGAAGACTTATGGCTAGTCGAATACCCTCCATTTTGATAGCGCTTGATACCCGCAGGGGTGAGCGAGCCATCAGAGTATTGGTATCTTCTAACACCCCACTTCATACCTTTGATGTCGTGATGATAGAGTTCATTCGTCTTTGCAGTTGCATAAAACAAACTAATCACCCCCTAAGTTCTTTAATAGCTAGTGCTATTCCTAGTGCAGAACTTGTTACGCCAAGAAGTGGCCCTACTGTTTCAATCAGTGAGGTTGCGAATTCTCTACCTTTTGACACCTGTGGAGGATTGAATACATCGTTGTACTGAAGCTCTACTAATTCTCTATTAATTTTTGCACGAAGTTCTTGGTCAGTCATTTCACTTAAGTCTAACCTATTGTTTTCTCTATGCCTTTTAGCACTTTGATTTAATAAAGTCTGATTGGCTATTCTGAGATTATCGTCGAATAGTCTAGTAGATTCTACTAGTTTTTTACTTCTAGTTAAGTCTTCGTTAGAGTATCTTGATGGATCTGAGGCCAATTCCGTACGACCACTCTTTTTAGTAGTCTTGTAGTAAATACCAGTTTTCTCATCATAGTTGCCATAACCCTGTTCTCTAGCGTCTCTAGCATAACGCTTCTCCCCAGCTTCGGTGAGACTTCCATCTTTGTTTCGGTAACGTCTAACACCCCACTTCATGCCTTTAGTGCCATGATGATATAACTCTTTATTTTGATTATTCGTATCGTAAAACACATAATCACCTCCTTAGTCAAATGCTTCTCTATTAAGTTTATAAGCGACAAAAGCATCCATCATAGCTGCAACAGCATCAATCTTTGCCTCATATCGCTTCTTTAATAATTTTCTGTTTCCGTTAGTATCTTCCATGGTAATACAGTTACCCATAGTGAATGACATAATTTGTTCATCAAACAATAACATTCTTTCTTCAGCTAATTTTTTCAATTCCCCTAGAGGTACTGATTCAGTCTTGACACCCTGTATTACTTTTTCTATACCGAATGGTCCATTCTCGCTAGCCCATCTAGCTACAAACTCTTTAGCATTGTATGGGTCATACCCGAAGCAACGAACATCATAAGAGCAATTCGTAATGTGCTTATCCAAATCATCGTAAACTTCCATGGTATCTAAGACAGTGCCTTCAAGAACTATTAAACTTCCTTCTTCCATGAATTCGTTATACTTAATCCTCATAGCCGGAGGTAGTTTAGCAAGAGTTAATGAAGATATATAGTTTCTAGTCTTGACTCCAAATAAACCATTTGAAAGTGGAAATAAAAACGTGAATGAACAGAAGTCATCCCCTTGAGAAAGGTCAGCCCCTAATGCACAAGGCATTTGCCAGAAGTCTCTTCTTCTATGAGTAAGAGTTTCTTCATATGTGAAATAATACGTATAGCCTTCCATAGGAATGCCAAAACGTTTTGCTAAAATATCGTTTCTAGCTGCTGGTGCTTTCTCAGCTCTTTCAACATCTAACTGATACGTTTCATAAGTAACTGTTTTACCTATGTTAGGATTAGCCTTTAGCCACATGTCCGCGTTGGAAACTTCATCGATTGAGTCTAACTTGTACCACCAGATTGACACGTGTGGATTAATATACTCTCCTTTAAGAATGTCCATTAACTCCATTTTGATTGTATCACCTGGACCATTACGAACAGTACCTTCTGAACTAACGGATACAATTAGATAATCCGAATTCTTTGAGGCACCCTGTTCCAATGCACCGATTACATCCTCGCGGATGTCTCCGGATAACCATTCATCGACAGTGTTGATACGACTGTTTAAACCTTGAAGTTTGTCAATTGTCATTGGTCTAATCTCAATCAATGAACCAGTCAAAAGATTTTCGATACCTTTCTTAGTAGATACTAATTTGGCTCTGTTAGCCTTTGACCCAGATGTATTGTGAATTGAACCTTCTGTTAGAAACTTAAACAAAGGACCTCTCGCTCTTGTGATTGAAGTACGTATAGGTGAAAGAACCTCTTCTGATTGTTTCATAGTTGGAGATGTATGAACTTGATGGGTGGTTGATGTATCAACGTTTAAGAAGTAACTTTGTATGTACGATTCATACTGTGACTTAGCAGCTCCACGAGCAACTATAAGATACTGTTTATTAACCAAACGTTTTTTAACTCTTTTATTAACATAATGACCGCCGTGTCCATCTTCATTTGGTTCGTAAACACTTTTCTCTACATAGTAAAACCAACCGAATATTTGTTCACCCCATAACTTGAAACTATCTAGGAGCTTCAAATCAGAACCGTCAGTTAATGTTAATTCGTTCTCACAATAATTAATCCAACCCTCTACTGCTTGATCATCGTAGTAGATTCCCGGATTCGCTATCAAATAATCGATGCGATTCATTTCCATAGAGATTTCTCTGCATACTGGTATTTCTCCTCGAATTACGGCGTCGCGAAACTGACCGTAATACTTAGGAACAGCTGTATTGGATAACGCCATAATATTCACCACCTACTAACGATCTTCTTCTGCTTTAGACTGTTTTTTCACATTGTTATTAGGGGTTGGTCTCTTAGTACCAATAGGAGTAAGTGCATAAGAGCCATCAGTAACATCATACACAATTTTATACTTCTTAGACAATTTATTCATATAAGCATTAGTTACTTTTCGCCCAAAATCCGCATATCGTTTCATATCCTTAGCGTTATTTCGCATCTGGTTAATCTTATTAAACTTTCGACCATAAGAGCCATCAGACGCAGCTTGTCCACTTAAAGCATCAGCTTTGGCATCCCATAGCAAAGAATTCATTTGATACATAGCAGCTCTTTGACCCATTTTGGTGAGTACTTTGCCTTTTCTATATGCTTTCTTAGCCTCTTTATAATCTGATTTTGATTGCTTGTATTTAGCCTTAGCCTCGTCTTTTTTTCTAGCATTGTTATAAGCTTTATCGTAAGACTTACTATAGGCTTTCTTAGCCTGTTTGTATTCAGACTTCGCCTTTCTATATGCATCTTTGCTATCAGCATATTGTCTTGCACCTGCATTGGTTAGGCTTCCATCTTTATTTTGGTATCTTCTAATACCCCACTTCATACCTTTAATTCCGTGATGATAAAGTTCATCAGAATAATTTGTTACATAAAACATACATAACAACCTCCTTAATCTTCATAAGAGTCTGAGTTAAATAGGTCTAATATCTCATCGATGTCACCATCGGTTAAGATTGAAAAATCTCTAAATTCGCCAGTGTTAACGTTTACTGAATAGAATGGATCCATTCCTTTTTCAAGCCCATTGTCCATAAAGACTCTAAATAAATATAGATCATGATACCTTATATGGGCATCTATCTTACCTTCTGGAATATTCTTCTTAACAATTCCAATAGCTTTTTCTAAATTAACTTGCATTCTTTAACCACCTCATCAGAATAATTTGTTACATAAAATATCATTATCCCTCCTTAATGTGTTCACCCTCGACATTGATTCTCCATTCAAGTTCATTAATCATGTTCTTAATGGAGTCCGCGACTGAGGAACTAGTCGGAGGGTCAAACAACAGTCTTACTTTTAAATACATGTAAGTTTTAACAGCATTGAGTAATGTTCCGGAGGTCATGTATTCACTCCATTGGTTCTCAGCTGAAGTAATGGCAAAACCATCATCAGGTCCAACTCCAAGTTGAGATAGAGTTAAGAATACTGAATTAATATGCATTATTAAATCAGTGTCGAATACTGTGTAGTCTTCCGTGATACCTAACAATTTCTTGATGGAAAGTAATATACTCTCTGGATCTTGCATAATGTTCCTCCTTTCTTATTTGTGTTTCCAAGGGCATGTATCATTCATCGTTCTTTCAACCGGTTCGAAAACTGGTAAAAGATTCTTGTCACCATAGTGAATAGCGTTGTGAGTTTTTAGCGATGTACAAATCAAATATTCTGGGTTTAATAAATAATCAGTCTCTTCAACTAAATCATATGATGTTATAGGGTTAAGATGATGAATAATAATTTTTGAGCCCTTTGGAATATAGTATCCTTCAACACCTAAATCACAACCGTTATCTCTTACTATGATTTCATCACGTAACCTTTTCCATTCTTTAGACTTATAGAAAAGTTGATTTAAATATCGATCATAGCCGAAAGTATCTTGGCCAACTATCCCATCTAACTTTAAATACTCGAATCTCTCTTTAAACGTCTTGAGTTTACTTAACTCAGAATATGTCTTGATCATCCTGACCCCCATTGCCACTGTAATTTTTCATGGCGTTTAAAGCATTCTCGTAAAGTTCTTCTACACGTTTAGCGGATTCCAATGTTTGTGTCTTGGCTCGAAGCAATTCGTTCTCGCGTCTAATTTTCTCAAGTTCTAATTGATTCTTAGTAGACCCGAGCTTTAAAAAATGTGTAATGACTTGTGAAGAAGCAGTTCCTTCTCTGAGTTGCTTCTCCGCAAGGTCAATACTCAATGCAATCATTTGATTCTCTCTAGATTCAGGAGTTAAGGCTGGTCTAATCCTATCTTCTGTTCTAGATTCTGATGACATTCGTTTAGTTTTAGCCACCTTATCACTTCCTTTCTATTGATTCAAATATGCTTTGTTATCACTTTTAGATAAGATTCAGAGGACTTCATAGGGGATAGGAGTCAATGATAAAAGTATAGGAATAGGGAATAGAAAAATGTAAATTATTCGAAAGGAGAATGCATAAAACCACTATTATAGTACCCTATAAAGCCCTTTGAATCTCATCTAAAAGTTAAACTGTTTCTCTGAAAAATCCCTCTGGAGATTTTTTTGAGACCGGGGCGATGCATGAGGGGGTGCGGATTTCGAGACCCCCCCACTATGTTTAGCTCTCAGATACTGTCATCTTTAATGCTTTTTAACAAATCATCGCCATTTTTGTTAAAACTAAGCTAAATCATAGTTGAATTAGTCTTTTTCTTTAAAAATTCTCACAAATAGTTTAATTTAGTTAGATTATTACTTTAGTTTTCATTGAGTGAAAACGATTAAAGTTAAGATTAAGATTAAGCAATGAAACAATAAACTAATTAATTTGTTTTAACAACTTTCTTGTAAATGTTTCTGAAATCATACTTAATAATTTCATCAATAGCATTTTCAATTTCGTTTTCATTCTCTTCATCTGAAAACTGTTCAGAAGTTCTTGCGATTCTTGCTAAGTAATCACAACAATCATAACCATTTGCTTTGTCAAACGAATACCAAAGACTAAACTCCGTTTCTGGATCATAAGGGTTGTCATTTGTTGTTAGATAAACTCTTCTTTCCATGTCTAATTACTCCTTTCCTGAAAGTATTCTTGAAACAGTAGAAGTTGAAATACCAAATTTACTAGCTATTTCAGCATTAGTATAGCCATTTAAATTCATTGCTTTGATTCTAGTGAGTTTAGCATTACTTATTTCATGCTTAGCTCTTGGTGTTGCATAAGACTTAATCAAGTCTAAATCAGTGTTATCTAAGATTTTATTTAGTTTATTCTCTGTGATAGCACCAGCTTGAATAGCTTCCCACTCTTTAGGTGTTATCTCTATCGGCTGTCTGTGTGCTCCAACCTGATCTCTAGCCTTTTGTAGTGCCTGCTGACTCTTCTTTTTAATCTCTTCCTTAGTCATATCAGGATTAGATTGCTTCATAGCCTTAACTTGAGAGTCAGCTATGGTCTGGGCTAGTCTTTCCTTAGGGGCATTCTTTAATGAAGTGTTCAGCTTGGCAATAATAGATGCCACCTCGGGGGCATACTTTTTAGCAGCAGTGGGGGAGTACTTTAAGTTACCTGAGGCTAGGGCCTCTTTTCTAGCCTGGTTCCCCATAGCCTTCATATTATTCGCATAGTCTGCGTATAGTCTCTCCATCTTAGTGTCTGCTTTAGATATCAATGTCCTAGCATCATCTGTCTCTGCCATCTTAGTACTCTTCTGAGTTCTCTTTTCCATGGCATATGTAATCTTACCATCCCTAGTTTGATATGTAACAGCACCCGTTTTCTTGTCCACTATTTTAGTTGGTAAATATAAATCCTTAGATGCTTGGTCATTCATGTCAACCTTAATCTTTTTACCATCAGTAGTGGTATATGTACGAACGTTAGTTTTTTTATTAACAGAATATAAAGGTTTATATAAATCCTCTGGGTTAGCAGTCTTAAATATCAATGAGCCTTCTGGTTTTGTTGGATCATAATATTTATCACCTTTAACATTGACATGTGGGGAACCACGTCTTTTATCGACTGATGTTTGTCCCTTAGCTCTAGATATAATAGTAGATGCTCCACCTTCTTGATACTTCTTCTTTAAAATATCAATTTTGTTATCTACATAACTTTGCTTATAGTCCAACTTATGCTTCTCAGCATCAATAACAACCATAGAGTGTCTTACAGCTCTAGCTAATTCATCTTCTGTAGCTCCTTCTAGAGTCATATCAGTGATAAGGTTTGAAATTCTACCCATTTCATTCTGAGTATTACTCATAATCTTAACTCGAGTGTTATTTTTATTAAAATATAAATACTCATCTTCACCATTACCAGGTTTATATTTTGGGTTTTTCTTAGCAATAGTTGGATAAGCCATTTTAGGGTCAAAACCCTCAAGTCCTTTGAGCTGTCTTCTTGAATCTATTTTAACTTTGCTGTTTGTTGGAATAACAAGAACTGTGTCACCATCGAAATCAGCACCTGATAATCTTTCAGCTACTTTACTATTGATACCTACAACATCTTTTGAACCACTTAAATCTTTAGTGTCAGCATTTTTAATTTTGTTATTGACAGTTAATATAGGAATCTCAAATGTTCCACCATGAGGAAATCTAACTAAAGCTACTTTTTCACCATTATTGTAGTTTGGAGCATAGACTTCCGTGTCTTTCATATTCGGAATAGGAATAATAACCTGATGTTTTTGTCTAGGCAATGCCGCAGCATATAAATGGACAGCTGCTGAGTCACAATCATTAGCGAAAGAGTTGAGCATCTTCTTTTTGATAGTTGGATTCGTCAATTCTAAAATATCATTGAGCTCAGATCTTTTATCTTCAACTGCGAGATTTAGCTGTCTTTTAGCTAACTGTACAGATTGTTTAGAAAGAAACTGAGCTGGCAATACATCTTTCCATTTACCAACTGCTCCTTCTTCCCTCGTAATATTCACAACGCCAGATTGCATCTTAATAGTTGAGCCAAAAGGGTTCTCTGGGTCACTTTTAATTTTCTTTAATACATCACCCATCGGAGTTCCTTTTGTTTTGTTTGTGTTAAATATCACATCTACACCATCAGGAAGATTATCAGAATATCTAGCCATGCCTTTAAGATAATGAGTTCCATCCACCAGTATTCTACACTGAACATAGGCGTTCTCACCAATGTCAAGGTCTTTTGCTCCTCTTCTAAGTTCGATTAAACCATCTTTTCCTAGACCACCTTCTTCAGCATATCTAATCTGAAGTCTTTTTGAGTCTAAACTTTTAGGGTATTGAACTCTAGGCACAAAAGTATCGCCACCATCAATAGACACATAGTCCTCTAAGGAATTTATTTCTCCTGTGAAAATATCTTTGTGCTTAGTTCCAGGTGGACATAATACCTGCATGTTCGTTTTCTGATTAGGATTTGTTACCTGGTTAAATTTTCCACCATATGTTGGGTAACCTTGAAGCTCTAATATCAATAAGGCTTTTTTCATCTTTTCTGGAGATATCCTCAAATTCTCGTTAAGCTCAGTGCCAGCGCCAACATCAATCATACCCTTTTTATCAACTTGCTCTTTTAAAAATTTAGCTGCATTTTTAGCTTGGTTCATCTTAACTTCGGCATTTTCATCTAATAGTGATCTAACAGACGAATCATTTTTATAGCCCATTTTTTTGGCTATCTCATTTAGAGAATATCCATCAGCCTTTAACTGCCTAGCAGTCTCTACTTTTTTGGATCTTTCTTCATCTTTAGCTATACTAATGTAAGATCTAAGCTTAGTCGGACTTGGATTTCCCTTAACATCAACAATCCCTAGAGCTTGAGCAATTTCAGATTCAGTCATCCCTTCTTTTTTAAAAGCATTGACTCTAGTAATAAATGTACCCGTATGCTGAAATGGATTATCACCACTTCCTAAGGGATATCTTCCTGAGCCAGGGCCAGGAGCTCCATCTTTAACACTCTTACCTACGTGCTCTAGATAGTTATCATCCTCAAATATCATTGAGTACAATTCTGATAATGTTGGTTTATCATCAATCATAATGTTATTCTCCTTCCTGTTTAATCTGTTCAATAATCTTATCGAATTCAATAATCTTGTCCATGATTGGACCAATATCCTCTGCTGTTGGCTTGTCTACTAAAATATCATCTGACTGATAAATTCTTAATTCTATTTCGATGTCACCTGGTCTAACACCATATTCTAAGCAAAACAATGCAGCATAAATATAAAGCTGCATGATGCTAGCTGGATTCTCACCAGTTTTCAAATCATGAATTCTAAGTATATTGTTTCGAAATGAAATAGCATCAGCAGTTCCAAAACAGTTGTTTGAAAAATATAAAGTTTGTTCTGGTGTCATTTTATAGCCGATGGCATCATTGACATACATGTTTACTGTCTTGTGTGTTCTTGGTTGTTTGAATCCTAGTTTAATAGCTTTAGCTGCGTAATCATGAATTGCAGTTCCTCTTAAGACTGCAAGTTTTTTCTTATACACATTTGACAGCTTCTCAGCATCATAGTTAACCCAATGGTATGAGCTAGCTCCGAGGAATGCATGAGCACCTTCTAAATTTTTATGTTTGTTAAATATCATTGTTGTCTCCTTTCATCAAAAAGCTTTTCAATTCATTTAGCACCATGTTTTTATTTTCTGGAAATATAAATCTAGAGAATGACATTTGATTCATCAAATCAACATAGTATTCTTGGTTTGGTTGTCTATGAGCTTTTACAGACTTTTTGTTTTCAAGTGTTGCCCACTTATCATTGTAAAGAATTAGTAAGTCAGGTATCCCTTGAATGTAACTTGAATCATTCTTCATAACTATACATCCTGGAAATATCAATTTTAATTCTTTAATCAAATCTGCTTGAAACTCTCTTTCTAATTTAGTGCTCATGAATAACCTCCTTCTAAAAATATAAATGAAAAGAAAAGCAAGCGAATTTTTTGCTTTTACTCTTCCCTCTCATTAAAGAGGATGTTTTTTTCGCGTACCCTTATAGTGTGATTTGTTGAAATCCAAAAAATATCAATGTCTTTGAGTGACTTATTTTGTAGAAAAAAAATAGCTACTGGCCACTTGCCCACCTAAATTGCCAAAAAGTCTATAATATATATAATTTTTTTTATCACATTAAATAGAAAAAAAACTGGCCATCTGGCCAGCAACTTACAAATTCTTAAGAATTTCTTAATTTTTGGCCCAAAAAAGCCGTTTTTAGGGCTATTTTTAGGCTTTTTTGACAAAAAATATCAATTTTTAGCGAATTTTTACCAAATTTGCTGCCCACTTTTGTTCTTCAAAACTGGCCAATTGCCCACTTTTTCTGGCCAATTTTGCATTTTTTCGCAATAAAATTGATAAAAAAGAACAGAGAATGTGTTAAAAACACCCTCTGCCCACTTTTTTACATTTCAAAACTGGCCAGCAACATACCAAAAATATCAATCAGTCAACATTAGTCTAACTAATTCCGCTTCAAGTTTATGTATGTACTCTTTAACTACAATGTTAGGATAAAAGGATTCCTGCTCATACAGGTTTATTAGATTAAGCATTAGTCCTTTTTTAATCTTGTTCTTTTTGTCCAATCTTTTTCTTCTTTCCTCGTCCATCATTTGTCACTCCCTTCTTTTTTCTATCTTCAAAGAAATCTAGCAATGCGATCATTCCACCTTTTTCTTCAATTTGTTTCTTTAGTTTTTCTTTTTTACTCATTTTACTTTCCTCTAATATCTATGTCTACCCTATAGTTCATTTCAAATATCATGGTGCTCAAAATTTGAACCCTTCTCTAATTAAATTTCATTAGACTCTCAACCATTACTGCCCATTGTGGATTTATAGGACAATATTTACTTCCGATTTCCGAGGGAGAGTCGAGACCCTGGTCAAAATAGTTATACTTCAAGTTAGACACGAATGCCTCAACACCTTCTTCTATTGTGCTAAAATATAAAGGCTGTTCATTTCTACTCAAACCACCAGGATTGTTTCTATATAAGTATGCACTAGATTTAAACCAGCCAGTTTCCAATCTAGCAATAGCTAATACAACTTGGTAATCAACAGAATATCTATCACAAGCTAATCTAATTTTCTCTTCGATAGGTAAGCTCGCAATTCTCTGTCTTTCTAACTCCTCTTGTCTGAGTCTCTCTTCCTCTTGCTTTCTTCTTTCTTCTTCTTCTTTTCGTTTCTTTTCCTCGAGTTCTCTCTTAGCTTTAGCAATTCTATACTCTTTAATGTTCTTTTCCAATCTTTTAGCTGGATCAAGAATATCAATACTTACAATTTCAACTAATTCTACTTCTTTATTAATGTGTTCTGCATGAACTTTTCTAAACCCAAATGGGGTTACACATAGTACAGTCATTGATACTACGAATAATTTAATTAATAGTTTTTTCATAATTTTTCTCTCCTTTTTATTTTTATAATTATAGGGTAAAGTAAATATAAAGTGAAAAGAGAAAAGCCTTAGTATCTTTCAGCCAAGGCTTCAATCTTATTTATTGATGTTGCGTCCTCTTCTCAAGTACATCTCAACAATCTTCATCATATGCTTCTTATTAAATTCCTCTGCTTGTTCATCACTTCTTAAACCTAAAGTATGTAAAGCATTGTGAATATCAATTAAGTTTGCATGATAATGAGTTGCTGCATTTAGTACAAATTTTTCTATTGACATAACATTCATCTCCTTTCATTATAGTAGATGAAAATTTCGTGCTATCTACTCTGTTTTAAAAATAAAATAAAAAGAGACATTTCTTTTAACGTCTCTCTTCGTTTTCAATAAATTTTGACATTTGTTCTAATTCTACAAGTTGAGCCATATAAGCTTCTCTAATCGTATGAAAAGTTTCATTTACCCCATCCTCAGGCACTGTATCCAATAAATGCTTAATGACAGATTTCTCACCTTCAATATACGATTTTATCTTTGCATATTGTCTCTTTCTTAAATATTTTTTAAACATAAATATCAATCCTCTCTTTCACTATAGAAGATGTAAATTTCGCGAATATAAAAGAAGAATATGATGTTGTTTTCTATCTCAGGCCCATATGTCCACACATAAGTGCTGATAGATTCCATGCTACTTAAATCTAGATGCATTATTGATCATAACATCATACCAGCTAGAACTGTTTCTTCTTTCAGTATAGTAAATGTAAATACCGCGAACGTAGTGATATAATTCATCATTTAAAGTTATTTACTTCCTTTCTTTTACTACTGTTTATTTCGCGTCACTAACAATTAATTCATGATATGGGATTGTCTCCATCCATTTACAAAACTCTCTCCATTCATCAAGCTTATGATTAATACGAGATTTATACATGTTAGCCAATACTTCATAGTTAAGCATAACATTTCGAGTCTGGTTATAAGAGCTTGGTAACAATTGAATCATCTGCCACCAAATATCTTTTTTAGTCATGATAGCATTTGTATCTTCAACCTTAGTAGACAAGTATGCAGTTCGTAAAACTTCGAGGTATTCGATAAGCTTTTTGAAACCTTCGAGTGAAATATCAGATAGATGTTCTGTACTAAAGTCATCAAGTTTAAACTCTTTACTCTGAATTTTATGCATAGTACTGCAGCTATTAGCCACAGTGGCAACTTTATAAGTGTCAAACTCTTTCCACCAATATAAAGGTGCAGTAATTCGAATATACACAGGCATCATTCGCATAAATTTGCGATGATCTGAACCAGCATTTCTTAGACGCTTCATGAGATTCATATCGTTTGGTCCAATCGCAAAACATTCATGTTTACTACATTCTTCACGATGTTTAGCAGGTTCACACATCCCAGTGACAGCTGGATTATATGGACACCCACCACAATTTACAGCAGGATAACTATCACTATTATCCCAACTATTCATAGGGTTTCTCATGCCCTCAATCACAAATATCATTTGTTCAGGGCTAGGAAATACTTCATGCTCGATTTTAATCATCTACGATTCCTCCAATTCTCCTCTACTATAGTATACTATACTGGTCTACATATCCACCTAAAAATGCATCAATTTTTTCGTTGAGATAAATTTCTTTCACATGAAAGTGAATATCAGTTCTTTTAAACAATTTATTGGATTCAATTTGGTCTTTGAAATAATTTTCCTCAGCTTTTTCTTTAACTCTTATCGCTTTTCCCATCTTTGTAATCTCCTATTTATTATTTTCAAATGCTGAATCTAACTCTTCGAATTTCTCTTTTGCAATTTTATCTAAGCTTAGTAGAAATAACTTGTAACTTTTTAGAATATGAATTACTGCTCTACCTTCTATTAGCATCAGATACCACATTAGAAATATAATTACTGAATTTAAGAAGATAATGGATACAGCAATCATCAACATTACATCCTTTAGTGTGGTAATAATGCTATAAGTAGCAAATACTATGTCTCCTGTAAATAGAGTTATGAACACTGCTAACAATACTTTAAATATAAATGATAGTACAACTTGAGTTCTAGCCTTTTTTATTGTGAATTGTATAGCTTCTTTTATTCTCATAATTTTTCTCCTTGAAATTAATTGGTTTGTGTGAATATAAATTAATTGGATTGTCTAGACACTCATTGCATGGGTCCTGCTTTCCTGGCAAATTCCCATACTCACATTTAGGACAATATCTATCAAAATACACTTCCTTGTCTTCACTTGGAAACATTATAAGTCATCTCCTTCATTAAGGTTAATAACGACATGAGTAACAGGATTCTCAGATGGCTCAGCTCTTTCGATTAACTTATCTAAATACCATTTAGCTTTTTGTAAATCCTGTAGCTTGTTTCCTTTATAAGGTGCTCGAGTTACATACTTAATAACATTACCTGTATCAAAATCCATATTCCAGGCAGATATAAAGTCATGAACTTCAATACCGCCTTTAGTATAGTGATTAGGGTGATTAACTAAATCTTTTTTTTGCATTCTTTTAATCTCCTTTGTTCTTTTCTTTTTTAAGATACTCGCTTCTCTCTTTTATGTAATTTGCTTTACACCTTTCACAACAAAAATATGCAGTTCCTTCTCCAGCATACATTTTTTTAAAAATATAATGAGTCATATAACCAGTCCAAGTTATATGCTTCCCACAATAGTCACAATCAAATTCGTGAATAGTTCTATTTAAGAAGTGTGGGTTTTCAGTTCTATCTCCATTTTCCTTCATCATAAATCATCCTCAATTCAATTAAATACACAAAGTATGATCATAAATATAATCATTATGACAAAGATTCCAAGAGCAAGTTTAAAACTAAATATAAATCCAAAGCACCATGCGAAGAATAGGACTCCTAAACATACTGCTAAATACATAAACCCTAGCACACCTGCTACTGCTAGAGTAAACAATAAAACCATTAAAAAACTTTTCATTCCTTGTCTCCTTCTTGTGAATAATAGGTTTAGGAATATCCCTATTAATATACACATCATAATCTTAATTAAAGAAATTACCATTTAACAAACTTCCCTTCATTGAATTTTTTCTTCTGAATCAAACTTTTAGTGATAGCTAAATCTATTCCACTTCTGCTTCTTAAGTGATAGTAATATAAATCTCTATAAGGACTATTAAGTCTATCTATTCTTCCCTCTGCTTGCTTCAAAACCTTATAAGAGTAATTTTGACTATAAAATATAATAGTGTCAGTAGTAATGCAATTCCATCCTTCACAACCTGAAGTGTATTGAACAAGATATATCCACTTATCCCCTTTTGGAATTTCTTGATGCTTGTGTCCATTCCATTCAGCTAATTGAACATCTTCACCATAATAGATGTCTTTAAGTATTTCTAACTCATAATCAAAGTTGTAAAATATAATAGCTTTAGGATGCTTCTCTAATAGCTCAAGTAAACTTGCTTGTCTAGAATCATCTGAGTTTACTATCTTTCTTAATGAGTAGCACAATTCCGATGCATTTTGGATAGGAATATCTTTCCAAGGGTTCCATCTTGTTTTTATCATAGTCTTATAGCTTGTAACATCATAAGAACAAAACACATCTTCATGGTGTGGTATAGTTTTTCTATTAAAATCCATATCCACTAATATTTTGTTTCTCAATCTTGTAAGTCTCCCTGTGTTTGTGTATCTGTCAATCTTAGGAAATTTAGTAAACCTAGAATATATAACATGCTCTCTAACAAACTCAGTTCTATTCTTATAGAATCCATTGGCAATGAACACTGGAATATAATCACTCCAAGTATCACCAGGTGTAGCAGATAGTAGAATCCAATCGTTAACCTTGGCTATCTTTAAGAAAGTTTTCACCCAAGCCCCATTACCAACTAATCTTTGCTCATCAAATATAAAGAAGGCATTTTCAGCCTTCTCATACTTTCCAATGTTATTCCAACTGTCTATTACTACTTTGTTAGAATATATGTTAAGTTTAGGATCTGATGATAATAGGAATGGGCTCATATCTCCTTCCCATTCAAAAGTATCTCTTTTTCGAGCTGTGGTGATAATATAAAGGTCTTGAGGTTTCTTCATAGGAACATAGTCTTTTCCTAACTCTCCACCATTCTTTTTAAAGTAATATCCTAATGCAGTTCTAGATTTCCCAGTTCCAACACCACCACAAAGAATACACCCATTTCTCATCTGCTCAATAGCTTTCAGCTGATAATCATACAAACCTACTCCCATACTCATCATCACCTCTATTTCTTAAATATCACCATCTTCTCGATGTAAACTCTTTTCTACTTCAAAACCTTCAGGGTATCTAGCTTTTAGTTTGTTAATGTTCTTCTTCATAATATCATCTAGATTTAGATCCATAGCTGTACAGTATTCAGCAATAAACCATAGTAAATCTCCTAATTCTTTTTCCGCATGAGAAATATCAAAGTCATGTCCCTGATAAACTTTTTGGTAGATGCTATGAATTTCTCCAATCTCTCCAACCATACCATGTAAAGCATGTTTCTCAAGCTCAAAAGGATATAATTTTTTATTAATAGTTCTAGCTGCTAATTTTTGGTATTCATTTCCTGTCATTGTTTGTTTCCTCTTTTTTTCTTATTAATAGTATTAGTTCTCATTTTGTTCTTCTTCAGGAATCAGGTTCTTTAAAATATCATAGTAGAATCCTTTATTACCAAAGAACTTTTTAGTGATAGCCATAGCGAGACCTTTCTCTGGGTCCCAAATATCATGCTCACCACACTTGACAACAGTCTTGGTTCCATCACTCCAGAAGACAATCGTAGCAGGTCTATTGAAGACTACTTTCTTAATCACACCAGAATATAATTTCTTTAGGTATGCTCTACTGCAATCAATAGAGTCATATGAATGTTGGCCATAGGCTTGACAGTATTCATAGTATTCATCATTCATTAAATCTCTTCTTCTGTTCATGTTAATTCTCATGATTATCTCTCCTTATAATATTATCTTTTTCATAAGCTCTTTTAAATTGTTCATCAGTAGCCTCAAGAAGTCTTTTGGAAATATCATCCACTTTGCTTCTCCAAGCTGTGTTTGTTACTAGAATCCCTAACAGGAATCCTATTAGTAATGACAAAATGATTATAAGAATTTTAAACATTCTTCATCCTCCGTAAAAATATAAACTAGTTCTTAGAATGTGCTATGACTGCATAAAGATTATGATTCTTTATTAAGTAATTATCTTTGTCGTCACCACCAAATCCTATAACTTCAGTATCCTTAATACTGTCACCATGAAACTTAGTGTCAATACAAGTCTCATCCTCACAAGTTTGCATAACACATATAGTTACAGAGTTTTCATTAGGTAACTTGATAGATATAGTATTTAACCAATTACTAGACCCAGGTTGCAAATGAGACATATCAACAACGTAATGATCACAATCATTAAATGATGGATAACCTTTCTTATCGGCTTCTTCTGGTGAACACTTTTCAAATATCAATTCTTTACTCATTGTCAACACCATCCTCAACTAGTTTTACGTCTGTTAGTACCATATCCCAGCCAGTACCAAAGTGAGTGATTCCCCACAAGTACATCTCAAGTTCTTCGCAGTAATATACTATTTCATCTGTATAATCTCTTAAGATTTTATATCCTTCTTCTGTAATAATATAATGTTGATAGATTTCTTCTACATTGTCTCTGTTGTAGCCATTTACCATAGTCCAATACATGCTTCCCACGTATTCGTAAATATAACAGTTTCTAACAGATTCTCCAACTATCTTAGATAGTGTTAGGTAATCTAAATATCCAGCTTTTAAAGCATATTCAGATGGCTTTACACCAAATACCTTTCCATCATACATTGTCATTGTTTTAACTTGTTTACTCATTTAAATCACTCCTAAAAATATAATGCTAAATAAAAAGCAAAGAGCCTTAGAATTTATCTAAGACTCTAGCTTATATTTAGTTATTCAAATCGACGAAATCTTCATCAGATGTTTCATTTTCACTTTTATCGTTAATCTTTTCGTATGCATTGTAAGCCTTTGCTACCACAAATGCACCAGCAGCATACCCAAGAACAACTCCAAAAGCTCCCATAAAACCTTTCTTTAATTCTTCCATAATTTAATTCCTCCTTTTCACTATAGTAAATGAAAATATCGCGGGCTTAATGAGCATACTTATCTGCCAGTGGATCCTCGTCAATGGTCACATACATGGATTTCAAATATGCTTTAACACCAGACTTATCATTGACGGTCCAAGAATATGGTCTAATGATTAAATCCACATTTCTAAACTCAGCGAAGTCTAAATTACCAATAGTATCATTATTTAATTCAGTTTTGCTATGACTAGTGATTAACATAACATGAGGTGGAATGTTAGCATAACTTACTGTTACCTGAATATAATGTGCAGGTTCGTCTCCTTCATCTAAAGGACGTAAGATCTTCACATTCCAACCATCCTCAGCTAATGCCTGTGCCTGAACAGGATCATCGATGATAACACAGAAGTTTCTGTTGCCCTTTCTGTTGAATTTAGATTCTTCACCTGAGAAGTTTCTAAATATAATACGTGCGTTTTCGATTACAATATCATTAATTCTTTTATTCATAGATCTATTCTCCTTTATTCTTTAGTGTTTTTTCTAATCTATCTTGTTTAGATAAGCGAACTGAATCAATATTCATATATTGTACCACCTTATAATTTTCTGCCAAATATCTTAAGCATAATAATACATCAGCAAATTCCTCAGTTAAATCGCAGATACATTCTGATTCAGTTTTTCTAACTGGGTTTTCACCTCGATATAATCTTGCTAGTTTTGAAGAAGCTTGAGCTAATTCTGAAGCTTCTTCTGCAGTTTGTTCTAGCATAGCAGCCATACTTAGATGGTCTGAAATATCAAAATTTTTATTCATAGTCTTTTTATTCATAGTTTTTTTATTCATGGTGTCCCTTTCTAATCAGATACAAACCATTCATAATCACCATACTGAGCGATAGCTTCAACTGCTTCGTTAGCTAGGTCCTCATAATATGATTTATCGATTGTATTCTCTAAGTTTAATTCTTTAACATGTTCAGCTTCTGCCCAATAATATCCCTTGGTTCCAGCGGCTGCATAATACTTTCCATCGTTATAGCGGTATAGAGTCCCACCATCGCAACCTGCCTTAATAGGACAGAATCTTCCAACCTTACCTACAAAAATATAATTGTGTCCAGTTTGAATTGCTTTCTCCAAATCTTCATCCGAGTAATTTTTCAAATCTAGGTTTAGCTTTTTAGCTCCCTTTTTACGCTTTTCTAATTCTTCTTCATAAATATGCACATCAGGGAAACCTTCATTCATGTCTAAATATAACATGCCTTTAGCTACTGACTTAGTTTCACACATGTCATCGAAAGTAATTTTCTCTTTGGAAAATAACTTCTTGAACACATATGGAACAGCAAACTGAGCGCCAGTTACAGTCCACTGACCTTCATGGTCTGCGTTATCTCCAGGCACATATCCATAGTGTTGTTCACACCATCCTGAATCCTTATACTTAGCAACATAATCTGCATCATTAATCTGGCACATTCTATCGTAGGTTGCTTCATGCTCAAATGTATAACCGTATTTCTTAGCAAAGTCCATACAGAATTCAACAATTTCTCTTGTGGCGTTAGCGATCTTAATACTATCTGTCTTAATGGCAACAATATCAAATCCTCTAGTGACTACTTCATCTTGTAAAGTCTTCATGAATAGTGCTCCACGAAGTGCTACAATGTTATTCTTATTACGAATATCTCTGAATGGATTGTCAAAGCTAGCAGCTGTTAATCCGTATACAGAGTTAATAGCAATCTTCAATGCTTGTGCTAAGTCTTTAGCTTTAGACTCATCTTCCAAATATGGCTTCAACTTACCATCCATCATCTTTCTAGCGGTATCAAAGTCACCATGTTTAATAGCGATACGTGCATCCATAATATCAACAAACTTCTTAGTGTATTCACCGAAACAATTCATAGCTTTAATAGAATGAGGATGCAGAGATGCTACGTCTAGTAATGCCACATTAGTATAGATCCCAGGGTAAGATCGAATATAACCACCTTTACCTAGATTCTCACCTCTATACATGTTCTGATTGTCCTTGAACTCATAGCCTGGAAATGTCTCCGATAAGTCTGTATAAACTAATTGAGGATGTTTTTCATTACCAAATATAATCTTAGTTGTTAAGCTATTGGTAGTGTCGTTAACTGTACCGCCAGCTAAATCAGCTAAAATTTCTCTGGCAATAAAATCACCTTTAAGATGATTAAATACAGCTTCGGTTGCTAAAACATCGTTGTCACAATATTCAGCTACCTTAGTCCAATCTTCTTCTGGAACTGGCTCATCCCAAGGTAATCCGAGTTCTTTATGATGAATGCCTAATTCGATTTCCCATTTCTTAAGAGATTGTTTCTTAGCGGCAAAGTCGTAAACATCAGTATATGATAAGTTGTAAGCTCCACCAAACATGCCATTGTTCTTATCACCTTTTTTAGAAGTTACAATCTTTTGTGATAACTTAAACAGTTGTTCATTTGTATAACCCATCATTCTAGCATACAAAATATGATTGTCATATCTTCTACAGTTAAAACCAATCAATCTGTATTTAATCAAATCCTCAATCTCTTCTGGTTTAGGGTTAATCATTCTAACAACTGGTTTGTCTTTCCCCTGCATCTTCCAGTTGATTAAGAATAGATTAGGAAAAACTTCTACATCGTAAAATATGAGTTTTTCATCACCATCTTCTCCTGGTTCTGGCGCTTCTTCAGATTTAAATTTCATTTTACTCACAAGACGCATGCAGTAATCTGATTGATGTGTACTTCCAGCTGCAAACGCTAATATAGTATTTCGCATGTCAGTCACATCGTACTTAAGATCACTAGAATATGCATCTTCCAAAATCTTATAGATAAAATCGATACTTGGCTTAGTTGCGGGATGTATCTCTTTCATCAGGTTTCTCTTAATTAAAGCTCTTAGTCTATTCTCGCTCTTAATAGCTTCAAAATTAACCATTTTCTGTCCTTCTCCTTTCAGTGGTAATCCAGAATTTATAGAAGCTATAGGTAAGTTATTGCATTTGGTGAGTTTTCTTCTTAGTGAACTCTTGCCTGTAAATATCTTCACCTCAATCTTATCATCATAGATTCTGCTTAATTTTGTTACATCTCCTGTATAAATATAATGTAAGTGAATACCACTCCCACTTTTACTCAATTCAGCATAAGTTGCTGGCCATTTACTAGCTTCTTCTAAATTCTTTTCAAAACACTTATTATCTTCTTTATCCGGAATATCAAAGTCTATAACGATATGATTCTCCGGAACTTTGACATAGTGTAGTTTCTTAGTGTCAATATCCGATAGCTTTGTCGTGACATTCTCCCACTTGCTTGTAGGAGTCTCTTTGCCATTTGCATATTGAGCTGGACAATTACTACACTCTATGTCAAATATAGATTCCTGCTCTTTGAAATCTATTAGATTATTTTTAGTTTCATTTGGTTTGTTAATATGATTAATATCATCATCAAACTTATCATATTTAAAACCAGTATAATAGTTTCTAATCCTCGTTCCATCTACAGTAACTCGTTCATAATACTCTTTAAAATAATTCTTCAACTCCTCTTTGAAAGCTCTCTGAGAATATGGGTATGCAACTTTAGCATCATCACAATACACTTTATACATTTCCCAAGCAGACTTTAAGGTCACATGATCTTCATTCTTAAACGTTAAATATAAATCCATAATGAAGTTGTAGAAATCATTTGAAGCACCCATCATTGCAATAGGAATATAGTCATCATATGCATCAGGTTTTGATAAATATACTTCTTTACAATGCCATGCAATAGCACCTAACTCAAAGTTAATCTGCTTCATGATTCGTTTGTAATCTTTTCCACTAACCTTATCCCCAGTTGGTGATACATCTATCAGTCTTCTAATAAGACCTGACTTAGCATCTGTAATCTTAACAGGCTTATTAGTGCCCATGATTAAGAAACACTTGAACTTATTAGAATATGTCGACTTAAACTTCTCATTAATAGTCATATCTTCATGTGAGACTAAACTGTTAAGTCTTGTGTTATCTTCAATTCTAGATAAGTCCCCATCGTGTTGTATTGCTAGTAATGGATTTGATTTGAAAGCCTCTAATGCAAATACATTATTTGAAGAACCTAATGCTCTAGCATCAAATACTGAATAATATCCATCAAAGAGTTTTTGCATGATGTTAAGTACAGTCGACTTACCGGTACCAGCCGAACCGTACAACACCATGAATTTTTGTATTGTTTTAGAATCACCAGTTACAATAGCGCCTATAGCCCATTCAATTTTGTGTCGTTCTTCATCAGAATATAACACAGACATTAGCTCATCATATGCAGAGATACTTCCAGACTCGAGAGGGTAGTTTAGTCTTTTACTCGCATAATCTTCTTTCTTTGTGTCCATGTTTGAAAATATAAGATTCTCATCAAGATTGTGATAAGAGTCTCTCATTTGTTTCTGACAGTACTTATGCCATTTATCCACCATCCCAGTATCAGCATCCCATAGATATAATGCTTTAATGGTTCCTTCGTGGTTAGAAATATAATTATCATAGTACTTTTTAATTTCTCCATCAATCAATCGCAAAGCATCTTGTTCATCATTTGACCATAAACCTAACTCTTCAATCCATATAGCATAAAAGTCCCCTCCTCGAATCATGAGGTCTTTAGACTTTTTAATTATGAATTTTGGATAGATTTCAACGACATCTCGTTTCGGGCTACGAGTAGAAACCTTTAAAAAATCAAGCACATTTTCTACTCCCCTTCCTTTATTCATCGAAATAATTTAGATACCACATAGCTTGGTACCAAATTTCTGCAGTTCTCATATCTCTATCATCTCGGATACGAAATAAACCTCCTTTACCATCTTTGTCGTATTGTCTATTTAGAAATCTATCTACAACGAACTCACAATAATCTCTATCAAAGTTGTTATCAGACATAGTTCCTAAACCCAAATTAACAATCATGTTCCAGAACCATAAACCGGTTCTATCACCTTCTTCGGTATTATTCATAATACGATCTTCGATGATGAATGATAGAGATACCATTAGTTCTAAGATACTGCATGGACCATCGCCTAAACATTTTTCTATTTCATCATTTGTATATCCATTCTCATAACCAAATTTGTATCTGAAATGAATAGCATCACTAACTCTGTTTCCATCTCGGTCCACAGTATAAGTAAATTCCTTACCGTGTAAGAACATTAGTAATTTTCTATAAGACAATCTTTGATACAAATTGTCACCACAGATAAAATTGTACATCCATTCAAAATATTCATTGCTCAACCTATCTTTATCTAAAATATGATTCATTTATTCTTCATACACATCTAGAGATCTTATGATTTCAATATCTGTTTTAATAAATTCGTTTCTAACATACACAGCATTGTTGTTCCAGTCATCAATATGATTTAGAACTTCTCTACTACCAATAAGATACTCTAATTCCTCTTCATCGACTCTATCATTTAATTCATCAGCTAATACACCGTCAGCGTAGAGAATATAAGTTGAGCATAAGTAATCATCTTCTCCAACTTGTGCTGGTGGTATAATATAAGGTAAGTCTCCTTTTTCTTCTTTCTTTTCTGTAGTCTCACTTGGTTTTGAGAATGAAGTATAATCAAGCTTATTAACTACATCATTTAAATTGTCTTTAGGAATATCACTAGAACTTTCTTTAGTTTTGTTCTCTGGCTCTTTTGATTTAAATTTTTTTAGAGACTCTTTAACTGACTCAATCTCTTCTTCTGTTATTTGCTCGTACTTTGTTTTAAAATATTTCATACTCACAAGTACACCAACAGCTACACCCGCTGCGAACGTCGCAAAATATAGCACTTCTTTTTTCATTTTGTCCTCCTCATAATGTTAATACAACAAATCCTAACATTCCAAAAGATAGAGATATGCTAGCTAGTACTCCACCTATAACATATCTCTTTTTCTTAGTATTTAATAAATCATTCACAATAGTATCCATAATAATGACAAATCGTCTTAAAAATGACATCAGTCAATAATTCACCTCCATTCACTAGTCTTCTGACTTAATCATGAATGGGTAATCAAACATATCTCTATATGGATTACCTGAACCTATACTGTTCAAACCTAAAGTTCACATTTGTTCCCAGATGTTTCCATCTACGTTGAAATCTAATAGAATACTTCTTTCGACCCCATTAACAAATCTTCTATTACTGTTTTTAGTAATATCGTAAATACCAAAATCAATCTTGTGTTCAACTTCAGGGTCATATACCCAACCAATCATCTGGCCAGCTTTAGTTTCTGGAATATCTAACATAGAATACACATCATTCAAGAATAGATAACCTTTTGCTTTTAATTTTTCGTTAGCATAATTTTCTTGACTTCTTAAAAACATTAAATTATATTCAGGATCTTTTTCCCAATAACTACTTAATTCATCAAAGAATTTAGCGTAAGGGCTATAATCCTCTAATCCTTCTTTATCAATTACTTCAACAGTTTCTTTAACTGTTCTTTGATTGCCATCCTCATCTTGAATATCTTTTTCAATCTCAACTGCTTTGATATTGTATTTAAGTTGCTTATCAACCTCTTCGCCAAACTTTTCGATTACTCTTTCTCTATAGCCTTTAAAAGATTTATCAAGAGCAGTGTAGGCAGCTGCTAACCCAACATTTCTCTTCTTCAAGATAACGTTGGATGCTACAATACTTGTAATAGACAATGTTGCGACAACGATTGATGGCGCGTATAGTTTTACTAAATTGATGCCTGTCTTAACATAAGTAATAGTTAAGTCTTTCTTAGCATCTTCTTCAGAATATGTCGCACCAGCAGGTAATGCTTCTGGGTTAGTGCTGCATTCTTTAATAGTGTCTACTGTATCTTTAGCTTGAATCAAAATATCGTCTAATTTAGTCGTAGCTTTACAAGCCATAACTGTAGCTGCAATCATACCTCCGATACCAATAATAGTACAAATTTCAGGGCTATGCTTCTTTACTGTAAATCCAACCTTATTTAATTTTCTAGTTAATTCGTTTTTCATTTTTCTTTCCTCCTAAAATATGATTAATCTAATGGTAATGCCTTAGGCATTTTAATTCTATAACCGTCTCTTACTCTCTCAATCCTAGCTGATCTAATATCAGACCAACCGTATTTGTAATCAGTGTATTTTCCAGTAATACCGACTAAGTCATATAGGTCTGCTACACTTACGATTTCGTACTTAGCAATAATGTCATCCATACCCATTAACACTGCTTCAGCGTCTCCTCTAGAAGCTAATATAATGTTGTTGTAATCATATGTTTCTTCATTCGGTAACATTGTGTTACTTTTTACTGGCTGATTACCTCCATAATAACCATTATATGAAATTCTAGTGGCAGGAACTTTTGGCGCAGACATGTCTGCAGAACTATCTCCATATAACAACTTATCAACACCAGTCTTAACTGCGTCTGCTAAAGTCTTCTTTAGTGATGGAACCAAGACTTCTGAGAAAATATACTTAGTAACACTATTCATATCATCAGCTATAAATATGTCAGCTAACTTAGTTGCTTTTGTTTTTTTTTGGGTTCTGACATTCCCACTTATAACTTTATCTACTTTTTTCTTTCCAAGTTCTTCTTGTGTTACTTGTCCATTCTTCTTAATTAAATTGTTTGAGTTCGGATCATAATTCATAACTCTAATTCTCCTTTTCTATAAAAAATTAAAAGGCAAATACTATGTTTCAAGTATCGCCTTTTATTAACCTTTGAGCTGATTCATATTAATGAATCTTCTAATGCAACATTACTGTTTTTTCGTCGAATCCTACATCAACTACAGTGTTGTCTTTCTTAGATTTTCTGCTTTTGATTAATCGATATGTTCCATAAGCAATTCCGCTAATGATAACACCTCCGATTCCTACACCAGCAGCAATCTTAGTTAGATTACTAACACCTGTCTTTGCAGTAACTTCAACTGCTTCTTCAGTAATGTTTTCCATTAAATTTTCTTCCATTTTAGTTTCCTCCTTCGGCTCTCTGGCCTCATTAAACACCATGTTTTTTTCGCGTATCTAAAATATAAAAGATGGACTTAGTAGCCCATCTTCCAATATTCATATCTTGGTAATATGTTATACTCAATTACCAAGCAAGGTTTATCATCATTGATTTGTGTAGTATAGCTTACTTCTAGTTTACCATAATCAATATTCCATCCTAATTCACTGCCTAATCTTGTAGTTTCCATACCTAACAAAGAGTAGAAAGTATTTAGTGAAGTATAACCTTCATTTAATAAAGTATAGTTTATCTCATTTACTGCTTTGTTAATCTTATCAATACTAGATGGGAATAATTGCCCTGATAAGCTATCAACACATGATACATCATCACCACCATTGTTCATCACAATGACATTAGAGTTAGTCTGACTAACTGCTTTTTCAGCTGTTTCCTTAGCAACTTCTTCTCTAACTTCATTGGCTTTCTTCTCACCAACTACTTCAACTACTTTATTCTTATACTGTTCTAAAGCAGTTCTAGAGAATTCATATGCAGTTGCTAATGCTGCAGTACGTTTTGTATGCTCTGAATTTGATTTCACTAAGCACATAACAGTCGCTACAGTTGTAACTGCTGTCGGAATATAACATTTCCAAGTGGTCTTAACTGTGTCTACCACAGTTAACTTTTCCACCTTTTCTTCTTCTTTTTTCTGTTCAATCAATTCCATTGCCTTAGGCGTAGCTTTAACAGCTAACACAAGAGATGTTCCAATGCCGATAATACCTACTCCCAAGAAAAGCTCTGCACTATGTCTTTCTATAGCCTTTCCTGTATTGCTCAATACTGTTTTAAAACTTGTTTTCATCTTGCTCATAATTTTATCCTCCTTATCGATGAATCCAAAATATAAAGCTAAGAGTCCTTGTAGACTCTTAACTATTTTGTTTTTAAGTGTTCGTTCACAGCTTTATTAATTAAATCCTGAAGTTCCTTACTCTTAAGTAAATCGTTTGTCATCTGTTTCATAGCTATAGCATCAGATGCTATACCTATGACAGCTCCTACGACACTTAGTGCCGTACCTCCATATTTTAACCAATTTATTTGTGACATACTATCACTCTCCTTTCACTATACACCATGTTTTTTTCGCGAGCTTTAAGACATTAGTACTCGAGCCACTCCTCATCAGGTTCAAATGGCATAGAAATATAACAACATTCTAGCCCATCGTCTGTAGTGAAGTTGTGATGGTCGAAATCAACCCAGAATATCTCACTACAAATATCCCATCCTAAGGCATCTCCACCATCTATTGATGCTATCCCTAAAAACTCATAAAATTCATTAACACATGCAGAACCCCTAAGTATATAATTTCTATTTAAATGATACTCTGCGCTTAAAACTTGTTCCACACTTGCCTCAAAATATCTTTTAGAAAATTCGTCATAGAATAATTTTTTCTCAGCATTTTCTCCATCGATTGTTAAATATGAACCTCCTATGAAGCTGTTAGCACGTATATAAATCTTATCGGCTTTCTCAATGGCTAACTCGTCCACAATCTTATTATGAGCTTCTTCACCATATAGTTCTTTTAACTTTCTTCTATAATCTTCATATGAACTATTGACTAATGCATAAGCACTCATTAGTGATGCCTGATACTTTTGATTTAAAACATTAGCTCCAAATATACATGCGAGTGTTGAGGCACCTAATACTACAGCTGGAATATAGCTTGGTGCTACAGCCATGAATTTCTCTTTCTTACTTAATTCATGTTCTTCTTCAGCCTCTTCTAAAATATGCACAGCTTTAACAGTAGCTCTTGCGGTAACTACTGCTGTTGCTACTACTCCAACTGCTCCAACACATGTTAAAAATAAAGACACATTCTTTTTAGTCATAATACATCCTCCTTAGAATATGAAAAGTAAAAGAATAGGCTAAAGGGAGCAATGAACTCCTTTAGCAGCGGGGACTGCATTTCATCCCGACATTCGTGTCACACCACTTCTATCCTTTCACTATAGAATATGAAAATTTCGCGTAAACAAAAGTAAAAGCCCTTGTTAAGAGCTCTTACTTTAAAACTTTCAGTTCATCCAAAATGTCTGCTAATCTTTCTCCAGCTTTCTTTCTTCGGTCAATTTCAATCCATTCAGCATTGGAAAGCTCTCTTCTTAACTTCCAATAGTGACCTAATGATCTGTCATAACAATATAAATCTTTTAGTTGTTCCTGTTTCTTAACTGTTGCATGCTTGTTAAATACTTTAGCTAGCACTACAACTCCGCTAATAACTGTAGGTGCAACATACATGATTCCATCTTTGTTACGAATACACCAATCAATCGCTTTGTTAGCTTTCTGTTTTGCCTCCCATTTTAATGAATTAAATTTTTCCTTAAAACTTCTTTCATCAATAGTAATAACTTTCATTTTAGTTTACCTCTCTTTCACTATAGAGGATGTAATTTCCGCGTATCTAAATTTCTTTTCTATCAAAATATGTCTCCCAGCGTTCTTTCTTAAGAGGCTTCATTCGTAATGCCCACATGATTTGTCTTATGCTGACTGTAGGGTATAATCCATTCTTAGGCTTCTTGGCTTTGCTATCAAAATATTCTTTGAAAGCTGGATGTAAATATAGCACGTCTGTCAGCCAAGGATCTATCTCACTCCAATGAGAAGCTTTTGTATCTTCATCAAAATATTGCTGTATCACAGCTAATCCTTTCTTATGTATTAAATATAGAGTACATTTATTGTATACTGGATGGTTACACTCGTAGACTTCTCCATAATTACTAAAATACGATTCTGGTTTTTTACAATGGTATCTCATGCAAACTCCTTTCTGACAAAAAGAAAAGACTACGTAATAGTAGTCTAATCAAAAACGACATGTTCCATGACATATATGTTATACTTGTTCTGTTTTAATACTAGAATATCTCCATTACGATCATGCATATAATTATAAAACTTTTTAAGCATGTAGTCTAATTCTAATCTGTCGCAAAGGTAGCTATATTTGCGTGCTTTAAAGTTTCCATAAGTTGTTTTCTTAACTTTAGGATTCTTAAAACCTGCGTAATTTAAAGCTCTTTCCATTACTTCATCGGGTTTACTACCTATGCTATTAAAATACATAATTACCTTTCGGTCATAATTTTTTGATACATTAGTATCATTGAATAGATTGCTATACATATATTATTCCTCCTATATCTATCATTATAGTATATGTAAATATAGCGTAAAAGAAAGAGCCAATGTAGGCTCAGTCTTATTTCTTAGGTAGTAATTTGTTGAAAAATCCTTTTCCCATTATCGTCGTAACATTTCCTTCCTGTTCGAATTCTAGAGTAACCTTAGTCCCCCAAATAGTAACTAGAAGTGGTAACACTATACCTGCTACATTAATTGTATGATCAATTGCCTTATCTAAAATATCGATAATAGTTTTCTTCTTTTCAGCTTTCTTTTTATCTTCCATTTCTTCTAAGTCAATTGACTTGTCAATCAATACAGAAATATAATGCACCCTTTCATCAAATTCTTTTTGGTCTGTAACATTACCTAATTCCTTCAATTCAGTTGTGATCTGTCGATCTAATAATTCTTTGTAATTAATCATCTTAATTACCCCCTTTCACTATAGTAGACGTTTTTATTGCGTGAGGTTCACTATAACAAAATATCACTGTTTTATGTAACCTACGTACTTATTCTAGAATAAAAGAAAGAGTCACTGGGACTCTTAAATAGCTATTTGATTTCTGGCAGTTTTTCTATTAACTCTAAGTCTTGTAATTTTTCTAATAACTCTAAAAAAGCTTTCAAATATAGCTTATCAGCGTAATTAACACCTTTAATATATCCAAATCCAATTCCAGTTAATAGACAAACAGTTCCAATTTTAATAGCTTTTCTGTTTTCGTCCAATGACTCCTTCACTTCATTTTCCATTTCTTTCATTTTTCTTTTTGTGTGTTCGAACATAATCTTTTCCTCCTTTTCTATGTTCTCATAAGAGAAGATGTAAATATTGCGTAAAAAGAAAAGAGTCGGAATTGGCTCACATGTTTCGTAACCATATTCTAACTCTTCTAACTATCATTTGACCGAGATTATCATTCGTAATAACGTCAAATAAGTATAAAACAATAATCGTCAGCGTAATGGCCGCTATGCCTCCTAATACGGCACAGAAAGACATTCCTGCGAATATCGCAAATACCTCTAACATTTCCATAAAATTTCATCTCCTTTCATCATAGCAAATGAAAATTTCGCGTGGCTAATTTTCTAAAACATGATTAAAAAGAAAAGAGAACCGGGTGGACTCGAACCACCTCTAAATGGCCACGTCGCATTTCAGCGCCACTTTACCTGTATCAGTTCCATTTAGAATTCTTCCTGAGCGGTTTCCTTTCACTATAGAATATGAAAATTTCGCGTGAATTTTGTTCACAATTGTGTTGCACAAAATAACACTTTTATGCACGAATGTAAAGGAACATCATAAAATATACTTAGTTCACTTGACAACTTTTGTGAAAATATTAACATCTTTTCATAGACTAACCGGAAATTGTTAACAACAAAATATGAATGTTCATAATTATTAAAAATCTGTTTCTATCTCTTCTGCAATTACTTCTTCCGAGAATGGTAAATTATTCATCTCTTCATGTTTCTTAATCGTAGAATATGCACTATAAGCGATGCTCCCTACTATCCCAATTAAAAATCCTCCGATTATATATACTCTCATATTATCCATAAAACATCCTCCTTAATTTCTTTTATTACTTAGTATCCAAAAAAACTTTCTATATCTATCATAGTACATATCTTTGCCACAAGGTATGTCCATCTTAGTTTTCAAATATGTATAGGAAAGGCCCTCGGTCACACCCTTTAGAATATATGCATATAATGATGAATCTGTTTCCATTGCAGTTTCTTCTATTAAGTCAATCTTCTCCAAATAATATGCTTTATCTATAGCAATTCTAGCCGTCATATCAACCTTATTACTACGTCTTACCTCATAAAGTTTTGGAGAGGCCATAACTTTATCATCCAAATATGTGTACAATTTCTTCCATCTAGGGTATTGTAAACAGAAATGCTTTAACTCATAGTGTCTATGTTTGTCTATCCAATATTTATTCTTAACTGATAGTTCTGGTCTTATTGTAGTTCCCATTAGTTTATCCTCTCTTCCTCATTTGATTAACTTTCTTTAAATATTTAACGGTCGGCTCTTCGATTTTTTTCTTAGTTATTTTACCATATACAGTTACTACAGCGTTATCAATCTTAATTACCATCTTTTGTTTTTGCAAATACAACCTCCTCTCTTGACGATTATTAATTTTTCTAATGGTAACCATTAGAATTTATCATGGTTTTTCGTCACCTGTGTACTGGTAATTTATTCTAGGTTAAAAAATTCCTAATCTAGAATAGAATTCACAATTTGTTAACATAAAACTTGTAAGAATATAGTATAATCTAAACCGTTAATAATTTTTGGCATGAAGGAGGGTGAGTAAATGGAAAAATATGCCATTTACTTAAGAAAAAGTAGAGCTGATTTAGAAGCTGAGAAACTAGGAGAAGGGGAGACACTGGCTCGACACAAGAAAATATTGACTGAGCTTGCAGCAAGAAAAGGTTTATATGTTGAGAAGATATACCAAGAGATCGTGTCAGGTGCTGAGACGATTAAGGATAGGCCTGAAATACAAAAGTTGATTGATGATGCATACAAAGGAAAATATAGAGGTGTAATCATAGTGGAAGTTACTAGACTATCTCGTGGTAGTCAAGGCGATGCACAAATTATTATGGATTGCTTGAAATATGCAAACCGTAATAAGGGTCTGTTAGTAGTAACTCCTACGAAAGTTTACGATGTGGCTCATAATTCAGACGATGAAGAATATATGGAATTTGAGTTATTCATGAGTCGTAGAGAATATAAGATGATACAGAAGCGTATGGATAGAGGTAAGAAACAGTGTGTGGTTGAAGGTAACTACATGGCAAGCTATAGACCTTATGGATATGACATACTTAAAACGAAGACTAGTAGGACATTAATACCGAATGAAGAAGAGGCTTCTGTAGTTAAAAAAATATTCCGTTGGACCGTTGAGCAAAATATGACTCCTGGTGAAATAGCAAGAAAATTAACCGCTATGGGTACTCCGACTTATACGGGTGACCCGGAATGGTCCGCTGCTACCATTAAGACCATTCTGACTAATCCTACCTATATAGGTAAAGTTAGATGGAATGATAGAATGCAAGTTAAGACAATGGTTAATGGTGAACTCGTAACTACTCGTCCTAGATCCAATCATGGCGAGCATTTTATGTTATATGATGGAAAGCATAAAGAATATGCATTGATTGACGAAGAGACGTTTCATAAGGTGTCTGAGAGATTTACTAGCGATAAGACTAAGCATAATCTGAAATTGTACAACCCATTAGCTGGGATATTTTCCTGTAAGAATTGTGGTAAGATGATGCATTATCAAAGATATACAACTAAGCAGAATGTACAACCTAGATTTACTCATAAGCAGTCTCAAATATGCAAAGTGAAATCTGTGTTAGCTACTGATGTGATGAATGCTGTAGTTCATGCTTTAAAGTTGTATATAGAAGATTTCGATGTGAAAATAAATAATTTGCCTCAAACAGATGAAAATGAGATAGCTAAAGAGATAGAGTCATTAACAACTGAACTTATGAAAATAGAAAAGAAGTTGTCCAAACTATTCGACGCTTGGGAAGATGAACAAATATCAGATAATGAGTTTGTAAAGAGAAAAGCAGTTAATAACCAAAGAGTAGAAAATATAAAAGCTGAGATAGAGAAACTTGAAAACTCTATACCTGAGAAAGAGGAATATGAAGAAAAAATCATGGCTCTGTCTGACGCTCTAGATTCACTATTAGATGAAAATATAGATGCTGACATACAAAACGAGTATCTAAAACAAATAATAGATAAAATAGAATTTAGTAGAGAAAATAACAAAGAATTTATCCTTGACGTGTTCTTGAAGTAGTATTCAAGGGTAAATTTTTTATACTCGATATCTATCATGGTTGTGTTGTATTTAAATCTCCACCATGATAGAAATATACTGAAAAGGAATGATGTATAATGCGTATAGTATGGAAAGATAGTTTCGCTAAGGAATCATACAAACCTATAAAATATAGAGGGTACACTGTTTCGTGTTGTCAAGATAGTGATGGGTGGGTTACCGATAAAGAAGATGACTGCAATATTTATAAGAATCATTATTGTGCATTGAATGCTATAGACAAATTTCACGGTAGTAGAGTTGGTAGTAGAGGTAGTGCTAAACGTAAGTCATATGGTGTACAAATCATAGGTCAAAAGAAATAGATTAAAAAAAATAAAAGGGGATGTAGAAGCCACACCCCTTTTTTTCTTACTAGTTAATCTTCGTGATACATCTTCATCTTTTCTTGAATAACATGGATTTCATCTTCAAGAGCATAAGTTCTTTCGATAACAGTATTATGCTTCTCTACTTTTTTATCCAATTCTTCGATTTTGTAATTAATCAGAGCCTGCGACTTTTGATTGCTGGAAATGGTTGCAATTACACTTGGTATCGCAACACATAAACCACTAATCAATGCAGTAATTGCAGTGGAATCCATATATCCATCACCTACTTTGTCTCTTTATTGATTAACTGTGTAAATAATTGATGCAATCCTGTACTAGCTAAACCACTAAATAATCCACCTAATAGGATTTCAGGAGTAAACGATAAATTTAACCAAACGTTTAACCCTACACCGAGAATTGCCATGATTAGTGGAATATATTTATTAGGGATTTGTGTGATACTTGTTTTAATAATATAACCTGCACATAAACAAATACCTACCACAACTAAAACTAAATATTCATTTAAAAAACTTAAATCCATAATCCTACTCCTCCTCTACAACATCTTCTGTCAAATCAGGTTCTTCATACTTAACCTGTTCTGATTCTACTTTTTCTTGTTCTTCATATTCTTGCTTTTCTTTCTCAAGAATAGCTTTAACATTGTTATTTAAATCCATTAGCAATGATTCCAACATCATAGAGACCATTGCAGGTGGAATACCAGTCTTAATACAATCGTTAATCGCATTTGTTAAATTATCTTTAGCTTCAACGATTAACGTATTTACACCTTTCTGTGCCATAATTTTAACTCCTTTTAATTAACGTTTTGCAATGTAGACATTGGAACACATCTATTCTCAAACTTTTTATATGCGTCAAGATAGAATCCCTTCTTGTCTCCATTGTATGTTACTTCGTAATACATTCCGTCGTGCAAATAGGTACTAATTAGATATTTCCAATTTTGCAAAGTCTTGCACTTCCATACGATATAAAAATATCATTCAACTAACTTCCATCCTTGAGGATAGGCTGTTGGTGAATATACATTTGCGTCAATTAGTGACTTATAGTGTTTACCTTCGAACGTCACCTTAGCGTCTTTAGCGTATGCGTCGTGAGCTCCAGTAGGTTGCTTGAACTCAGGCCATTCTTCAGCTGGATTCGCAATTTCTACATATAACGAACTAGCTGTATCAGGGGTCCAGTCTGCTTGAGAAGTATGGTTCTGCAATACCTTATAGAGTTTATCTAAATATATAATTTTATCGTCTTTATTGTATGTTACAGAATCAGCTGACCATTCAGGGTATAAATATCGCATAATAAATGCCTGTTCATCTGTAGCATTATTTAAAATAGCCATTTGTTGTAATTCACCTTGTAGTTTTTTACCTTCATTAATAATCTGTTCTTTTTGCTGTTTCTCTAGATGTGCATTGTATTTGCCTTCATCAAACTTTAAGTGATTCTTGAAATCTTCTCCATTATAAGCGACATAGCCCTCTAGTTTAGAGAAATTAATAGTATCATCATCTAAAATTACTTCAACTTGAATATCATTAGTCTTCTCTGAACTAATCGCTAAAACATCATCGAGTGTTAGCCCAATTTTAACATATGCGTATGCCATAGTCATTCCTCCTTATGCTGTTCTACGCCAGAAATATACAGTGATGTATGGCGCTGTCTTATCATAACCGTAAATATCGAGACCTTTAATGTATGTGTCTTTGTTTTCCATATCAGCCTTTACTGCTAAAATACGAGCCTTATAACTATCAGCACCACCAATACCTCTATATGCGTTACCAGTTACACCGATGGCATATATAGGATTATATGTACCACCAGTACTTCCTTCAGTGTACTCTCCTGTGATACCCTTAGAATCGGTATATGATCCTACACCCATCAATGTTCTACCTTGACCAAATTGAATCCAAGTACCTCCTAAGAAATTACCTGGATTGTTATTGTTGAAGGTAATATAAACTGCACCTACTGGAAAAGCACTATCAAGAGTAAGGACTGTTTCACCGTTTGGAGTTCCACTAGCCTTCAATATATACTGTTTTGATTGCTTATTAGTTCCTGCATTGTAGTCGCTATCTGATACATAGCCAAAAATAAGTTGGTCGGTATAGGTACTATTATCATAAGCGCCAATCTCCCAAGAACCATTAGTAGTTTTAACGCTAATTGCTGGAGAATATCCACTAATTGAGTTCATTTTAACTGCTGCGCTATTTCTACCATTCAGCCAACTACTACTATCCCCATCTTTTTTTAGACTTCCACCTAAGTTTATATCACTAGGAATGGTCATTTGCCCATTACTATGCATGGTGAATTCTTGCTTATCGGCATATTTATCACCTAGATTAGTCTCAAATCTAATGGTGTTATCACTAGTGATATAAGTTGTTTCAGTACTAGCACTTATGCCACTGCCAGATATGAATGTACTAGGGCTTCCACCACTTCCTATGACTACGGTTCCACCGGCTTCTATTTTTATACCATCACCGGTGGTATTTCCTGTAAGCATTGAGATAGGGGTTCTATCTCTACCACCCACAACATAAACCACATCAGATTCGAATCTAGCTTTTCCTCCAACATCCAGAGCGAAACCATCCTTTGGTATAACGCCTATTCCGACACCGTTTTTACGAATGGCGAGACCTGATTTAATGGTAGGAATCATCACACTCGTTTCCGAATATGTGGTAGTTCTAAGTTTATCAGCAACCCTAATAAATACCATATATGAGAGTTCGGTATTTAACTTAGTAATTTCTGTTCCACTTGTATAGTTAGCCCAATCACCATTGTTCAACTTATACTGTTGAGTAGTGATAGTATTTAAATCAGTACCGCTTTTTCCATTAGCATATATAGGGCTATATGAAATTGTATAAGTAACTTTAGCACTGGTATTAGGATTACTTAAACGCTCACCTTTAATACTCTTAATAGATGGTGGAAAATATGACTGCACAACACAAGTTGTAGTAGCAGTAGCACTCAATCCACGACTATCAGTAGCAGTTACTTTAATTGTTTTGCTTCCTGGGGTCAATCCGCTAAACTTTGCATTTTGAACATTTTGAGTAGTCATACCTGTGCATGATATAGAATATGACACAGTTGTCCCAGTAGGAGCTCTTCTAACTACAGCAGCTGGACTTGAAACGCCAAGTGTACTAATACCAGAAATAAAACATGTGGAGGCATTATTAAAAGCTCCTCCACTTAAAACCGGAGCATTAAGAGTAGGAACTGCACCACCATCAGTATTTAAGTTAACCGTAAAATATTTAGTAACATAATTTGATTTTGTACCATTCGAATTTTGCGTCCAAGCTACTATCTTAAACTTGTTACTAGAATATGCAGTTGGTCCAATCTTAGTTGCATAGTCAGCAGCCGCATAAGTTATAGTTTGACTCTTGTTATCTAGTGATTTAGAGTCATAGGTCGTCTCAGTGATGTAAGTATCATCAAAATATAGTGCGCACATTCTCACTATACTTGACCCATTAGCCTGTCCACCATCATTTAACGGGACTGTTAATGTGGATGACAAATATGGGTTATATGCATCAATATCGCCAATAGTTGGCGAAGTTAATGAATTGGTGGTAACAGTATTACTAAACGCAAAACCACTACCACCAATATCGTTTATACACTGTACTGCGAACCTATAGGAATTACCCTGTCCTGCATCATACTTGTAAGAATATGACGTAGTATTAATACCTATATTTCTGCTAACAGATGTCCAGCTACCCCCATTAATAGATACTTGTAAATCGTAATTACCAGAACCATTATAACTACTTGATTTACTCCAACCTACATTTATTGTTCCACCAGTTTCGCTAATGATTCCAGTTGCTGGTGAATTAAAAGAAGGCATTGATGGGATACTACCGATTTTATCAAGTGCAACCGTAGCACTAGTAGTTCTATTACCAAGGTTACCCCCAGCACTAGAACTGACTCCACTAAGATTGACCTTACCAGTAATGGTAACTGATTTATCACCGGTATAAGGCACCCATGCCGCACCAGATATAGCAGTATATGTGCCTGCACTACTGATAGCACCGCACTCCAATGTAGACGAACTCTTGGTTGCGCCGTTGATAGTGATACTACACGACTTGGTTGCGTTGTAGTTGTATCTTGCAGTATGAATAATCTTAACTGTAGCACTTACTAATGAACCACCATTACCTTTTGTAGACGACCAAGAAATATCGACTCTTGTCCATTTCGATGTGCTACCTGTAATTGTACCAGAAGCCATTCACTCACTCTCCTTCCTTAATCTTTAAAGTTGAAATCTATACCGTTTTTGGTAACTGTGCATTCAACAACGTCATTAAAATTTATAACATTTTCAATTTTAAGAGATCCGTTTAAATATGTATTACCATATACAGCTAATGATGAATCTTGTCTACTAGTACCAACACTAACTTGAGGTGATTTAAAAATATAGCCTGAGTCATCAGTACCTAATTCATAGTTATTAACTATTAATCTAGTACTGTTTAAATTGGTGTTTGTTCCAATAGCTATACCACTACTAAATAACCCAACACCATCTTGTTGTAAGGAAATCTTTTTATTGTAGAAGTTGTCAACAATATGTATTTCCTGAGCAAAATCACTACTTTCTGAATCTCTTATTTGAACTACTTTAACTCCATTTTGACCATTTTGAACTGTTAGTAAGGCATCTCCCCCGGAAGCAGAGCTAGGGTCTGTTATGGAAATATTACCAATCTTAATATCACCTGTAAATACACCACTAAATGTACCGTTTCGAGCCACCATTGCACCGTCGTTATAAACAATCCAAGGGGCACTGTCACGTTCTTCATAAGAAGATCCAGCCCAGAAACGAACTTCTTTAATCTTGTCATCAGATATAACGCCACTGCTTGACGCAATACCACCATCATTAGTTATGACATTACCACGAACTGTAACTTCATTGAATTCAGCATCACCATCGTTTCTGATGGACCATCCAGCTTTACCACTAATATAATTGTAGCTTTCAACACTACCACGCATAGTAACATCACCGTTATCTGTAATATTAAGAGTGGTTAAGTTAGTGTCTTTCTGTCTAACCTCTAAAGAATATAGACTTAAACGATTAGCCATAATAGTTCCAGAGGTAATACGGCTGGCATTAATCTCTTGTGAATTAATAATATTCATCACAGCATTGCCAGTTGAAAATATGTCGTCAACATTTAAATGCTTTAAGTCAATTGTACCAGCTCTAATATAGCCACCGTTAATTATAGTTACATTCTCATCAATAGTATCAGCTGACCACTTAGTTATAGTGTCGTTTGGTAGATTGATCTTGCTTTGAGTAGAAGAATCTAATCCAGTGATCTTAACTAAGCCATTTAAGTTAATGTTCTCTGCGACTAATTCTGCAGTTCTATCAGTTAAAGTAAAGTTAGTAGCTGACGTTCCAGAGTTGACTATCCAAGAGAATTTGTCTGCTGTTTGATTTGCAATACTTTGAGCCGTTTCTGCTACACTGGCCGCTGAATCCCATTTTGCTTGATTAGAAGTGACGGTGGTTTTTACTCCATTAGCAGTTTCTTCTATTGAGGTCATCTTCGCAGACATACCATCAATGTCAGTTTTGATGTTAGATATGTCAGTCTTAGTACCATCGACAGTTGTAGTTATCTCAGTGAATTTATCACTTAAAGACTTTCCATCAATAGTGGTTTCTTTAATCAACTGTTCAATCTGACCTTGCTGAACTGTAAAATTAGTCTGTAGTATCACGACTCTATTATCAACGTCATTTACGACGTCTACAATATCATTTGGATTGGCACTAAAATCACTTGGCTTATTACCAACTTCCAACTGACCTTCATAAGCATAAAGTGTTGCTCCTGCTGGTATTGTGAACTCAACACTCTTAGACGTAGCAATATTAGACGTAGCAGTAAATATGATTCTTTGCCAAGTAGTGGTTAAGTCAAAAGATCCAAACTCATCTGATATACAAATATTGGTAGCACTACTGGTATCACTTTTCATCCAGCATGAGAAAGTGTATTCATTGTCAATCTCTAATATGTTTCCAAAGGTGTAGCTTATCTTGGATGAAGAGGTATTCTCAATTTTTAATACATCATCAGTCTTTCCGAAAGGTGTTGTTTCTCGAACAACTTCATACATATAAACACCTCCTTTAATTCTATACTACTCTAACATATAAACCTACTAATTCACTTAGTGAATTGTATACAGGGTTTCCCGTATCTCTTGTGCATAAATATATCACATTATTCTGTGTATAATACTTTCCATTTTCTAGAGCCATGTTGCCTTCATAAGGAATAGGGTCATAAATATCGCCATCATGCTCTTCATCAATTCTAGTATATAGACTCTCTGTTCCACTAGCAGGGACCCATGTAGAACTAAAAGTATGTTCTTGCAGTACCTTATATAGTTTTCCCTGATAAGTGAATTTGAAGTCTTTTGTAGCTTTCTGATCAGTTAATTCGGACCATTCTGGATAATATGCTATCATTCTCAAAGCTGTATTGTCGTCCACGCTCAAAGTGTTGATTTGTGCTTTAATCATCATTTGACTAACTTCTTCAGTTGTCAATGGTCTGAACTTTTCATAGACTTCGTATTGACGTCTATCTCTTTCAGCCTGTTCTAATTCTTCTTGTGTAGCGTCTCTAAGTACGCCATCTACACATACTTTCATGAATTTTCACCTCTTAAGAAATTTGTGTTAATTCTTTAATATAAGTGACAGTTGCATTATCTGTATTCTTTAACTTGATGAACTGGTCTAACGTTGTGTTAGGGTAAACAATGAATTTGTCGTCGATAGCTGTTGCTACATTCACAATTTCGCCGTTTGCGTCTGTAAACGTATCAGTATAGTCTAGACTTTTTGCAATAATTTCATTGTATAATCCTTCTGTTTTCACATAGATTAAGAAATTACCATTGATTTTTCTTGTGTAATCTCCTAAAACTTCTTCTTTACTCAAATTAATTTCACAATAACTAACTCTCATATTTTAATCTCCTTTTTTTATTAATAATAGCCATAAACCTTTATCGTTGTACCTTCCATGAGGCAATCCTTATAACTTTTAAATGCAAGAGTTCGTATGGCTTGATGAGCCGTTCTCATAATAGATGGAATTAACATTGTATTGCCCACATTTGACGACATATAACTTTTATTGTCATTTGCAAAACTCATTGACAATATCAAACCATCAAGCGAATATAAATCATACATGGAATATAGATTATTTACACCTGGATTTCCACAAATACGAGTATCATTGATATCAATAACTAACCATGGTTGATCAGTTGGTTTTTCTTGATATTCTATTATAATACGAAGATACTGAGCTTTAGCTAATTCCGGATAAACCGCTGTTGTAAAAATATATTCTTTTGCAACAGTTGTAACAGTATAATCCACAATTAATTTAGGCGCGTCTAGCTCATAAGTTTCACTGCTTCCACCACTCGTACCAGGTTCAGCCCATAAAGCACCATTAGCATCCACACCGACGTTTTTAGTCATAGCAGATGTCTTAGCAACTGGCTTGACACCACCTAATACTGTAGATGTGGCAGTAGGTAGTGAATATGTCTTATAGTCTGTCTTATTAAGCTTTTTATCCAATTCCGCTTTAATCACTTTGTTCTGTACTGGATTAGTCGAAGTTGAAGATAAGGTAGTATCCACACTTACGCTACTACCTGTGCCGCCTGTGATAGAAATATTACCACTACCTAACAATGATTCACCGTTTACTGTCTTTAATGTAAACGCATTTGCTTTAGCGTTCCAAGCAGATTTTTCTGTATCAGTGACAGTGCGATGAGTGCTATCTGCTGTGAGGTCTGATAATTTTGTCGGTATTGTTGGTTTATCAGTGAGATCGTTATATGAGCCACTAAAGCTCTTAATCAAACTCTTTAGTTTACTAAATGCAACCCAAACAGGAGATCCATTTTGACTGACAAATACACTGTCAGTATCACTCATTGTCTGGCTAACAGGTAAATCTACAATCTTTTTCTCTGCCATTTGTATTCCTCCTATTCTATTAAAGTATTGTTATTGTTATCAATCAATATATTCTGATTATTATCAGTAAGTTTAGCATAGACTTGTTCAATGCTTTCTATTAATACATTGCCGACACTATCAGTTAACTAATTGCCATCGTTGTCAACTAAGTTATTATAACGTTCAATAGCACCCTTGATTCCATAGCCACTATAAATCATAGTCTTAGCGTTTCTAATAAGATTTACTGTGCCTATTTTTATGCTATCAATAGCGTTATTAACTTCCTCTTGCCCAACTTTACTATTAACTGTGCTAGTTACTTCGTCAAACTTAGCTCCCAAAGATTGGTTTTCTTCATCAATCCAAATCTTATCGCTCTTAATAGTATGAGAGCCGTCATTGTTAATAACATCAAATAAACTTTTAATGTCAACTTTTTTTGCATTAATATTAGCGTCATCACTAACCATTGTATCTACAATCAATCCGTTAGGTATAGCGTTTTTAGTAACCCCATTTTGATTGTAAATTGCAGTAGTACCATCTTCGCCAAATACAATAAAGTTAAACTCACCTTTGGCGTCTCTACCAATCTGTAATCGAACTTTACCGTTCTTATCTTTGAATTGCTGAGTAGAACCACTGATTATTATGCCGCCATCATCACTTTGAATGAGAAATTTGTCAGTGCTGATAGTACCAGCATTTAACTTACTTACATCCAAACCTTCGATATTAGCACTTTTGATAACAGCATCATCAATTACTACATTCTCAGCTGTCAAATGAATAGTCTGTAATAAACCAGTGCCAATATTACCTGACATGATGGAATTAATATTAGCTAACTGAGCATCCAATTCTCCGATAGTTGCCTTGGCAGCATTCAAGTCTTCGATAGTAGCTTTATTAGCTATCAAAGTTTCTAAATTTGCTTTGGCTGCATTCAATTGTTCAATTGTAGCGTACTTAGCATCCAATGTGTCAACTACAGCGTGCAATGCTTTTAAATCGTCTGTGATGGTTTGATTAGCTTTTACTATTTCTGCCTGTACATATTTCGCATCAACTTTATCTGCAACTAATTTATTAACATTAACTAAATCAGCGACTAATGTTTGAATTTTAGCGTTAGCAGCATTAAGGTCGGAAATATCAGCCTTGTTAGCTACAAGTTTCTCCACGTTAGCCAAGTCAGCATTTAAAGTTTTAATGTTAGCTTTTGCTGCGTCTAAAGCAGAAATCTTAGCATAGCTGGCTTCAATCTGAGTCGCTTTAAGATAGTTAGTTTCTAGTTCTTCAATACTAGCTTTTGTTGCTATTAAATTCTCAACGGTAGCCTTATAAGCTGTGAAGTCACCAGTCTCCAAATATGTTGCTTTGGCTTTGTCAATTGTCAAATATTTAATTTCAGCATCTTCGGCACTAAGCTTCTTAGTATCTAAATTTTTAATAGAAGCATCATTAGCATCCAGTCGTTTAATTGATGCATCTTTAAACTTTGCATAGTCAGCATTAAGATTGTTGACATCGATGTTGGTAGCTCTTAAATCATCAACTTTAGCGTAACGAATATCAGCTTCATCTGCATTTAACTTTTCAGTATCAATTCTTGTAATATCTGCTCTATCAGCATCCAATCTACCATTAATAGTAACATTAGTTGCTTCTAGTTCATCAATTCTGGCTTTATTAGCTTTAAGAGTATCGTTGACAGTCACATTGTTAGCTACTAGATCTTTGATAGTGGCTTTATCTAAATTGACTGTTTTGTTTAAATCATCTAGCTCTTGCTTTCCAGCCGATGGATTAGAACTATTACCAATGATAATAGCCTGATGATTCTTGATAAGCACTAAGACACGTTCACCAGGCTTAATATCAGCAGTTGTAGTGATTGGAGTTAGAAGGCTTGAACCATCTAGTTTTACGTAATCGACACCGTCTGATTCTACAGTAGTGCCGTATGCTGTTACTTCCCCATTTTGATTTGTGTCGTCAATTACAACGTCAGCAAACTCTTTGAGGATATCTCTTGTTAAATCAGACATTATCGTTACCTCCATAATTTCTCAGTATATACTGCGGTTTCCTCTATAGAGCATCCAGTAACACACTTAATGCTCTGTGAGGTGATTCTCGCTTTAACATTATGTATACCAGCTCTTGTGTAATTCAGGACCACACAATCACCGATTCTAGTAGTGTTAAAAGCGTGAGAATATGTAATTTTGTGTGATAGTGATGATAAGGTTTTAAGTAATTGTGTTGCGTATTCGTCTAGCATACCTTGTGTTGGTATACCTGGGAAGCTAGCATTCGTAACACGATGAACTATTTCTCTTCCACGACTTTTAGTTGACACAATACTATTTTCATCATCATTCACTATGCGAGAGTATCGGTATCCCAAGCTGCTAGAATATATAACCTCTACTACATTTGGAATACCGTATAAATCTCTTTCGTCTTTGAAAGACGGATATAGAATTGAGCTATTGTCGTCAGTATAAGTATAGACTGGCTGCAGACTGCTCGTAGCTTGACTAGGCTCAAATAAGACACGCCCCATTTCGTCAAGCATATATGAATACTTAGCAGAACTCATTAGATCGCTATTGAACGTTAGCCAGTCTTCATCTAATGAGGCTACAAAATCTGATTCAAGAATATGACTACTATCAGTCATGACAACTGGGGCTCTTAACTGTTCTCTAGATATGAGTGAGACAGTACTCATGATAGGTTGCCCTTTAAGTATAGAGTAGCCGATTGGTGGTTTGCTGTTCTTTAATTCAATCAATGGTGTGTACCCATCAACTGATATAGAAGTGCATTTACCGTCAAATGAAATATGAGGAGTTTGGATAAGGAATGTCCCTAATGGGAACTTACGACTCTCCTCATTTTGAGTTACCGCAAGGTATACTCTGATGTAGCATTCACCAATATCCTCGGTCATACTAACACTAACAGAGCCAAGAGTAGAATTACTTGCGTCTCTAGTGATCGTGCAATCTGTAATAGTTGTGATTCTTTCGTAATCTCTCCATGTGTTTGGGTCAACCTTATAAAATTCATAAGTTTGCTCCATTGATTCATGCCAATTAATCATTAGATCTCATCCCTTTCTACTCTCTTTACTGTAACTGTGACGTTAACTGATAACTCTGAATGTTTGATAGGCATCTTGACATTGACGTTAGCCCAATAGCCAATTCCTGATGGCTCACGAATATATACATCGCCAGCCCATTCAGATAATCTTCTCAGAGCATAGATAGTGTCTGTATAAGATTTAGGAATAGTTGCGTTTAGTGTCATTGATTCGCCACGTTGAGTACCATAATATGACACTGGATGTTTTCGTCCAATATACTCTACTAAAGATACATCAGGATCATGTGACTCATCAACGTCAACATTGAATGGAAGCTTAACCATTGAACCGGCCCATACAGGCTCTTCAAGTTCATCTTCACCTAATGCATCAAAGTTCACCCACTTCTCATTCCATTGAATTACTATAGATGATTCGTTGACTGGCTGACCTGGAATGTCTACAAAAGATATGACTCCAGTATTAGTATCAGTTGCGACGATTCTGTATCTAGCGTAATCCAATGCAGGGTGTGGGTCAGTAACAGTTACTACCCCATCATTTGGTAACTCATTCGCTATTCGAGTGAAGGTACCATTAAACTCCCTTCTATAGATTGCT